TGTGTTCGAGCCACCCGAGGCCGCAGAGCCCATCGACTCCCGAAAGCTTCGCGAGGACCCGGTTGGAGTCGGGGTACTTCCCGTGGTACCCGCGCAGCGAGAAAGCTTCTGGATAAAACTGCCAGCTCCGCACGATGAGGTCTTCGACGGTGAACGGGTCGTGCTCCGCGGCGAGCGCGACGGCGGCGACGAGGATCTTCTGGCGCACGGTCAGCTCGCGCGCATCACGCCGCGCAAGCTCAAGGGCTCGCCACAGCGGGTAGTCGCGGCCCGAAGCCGCGTAGTCCGTCCACAGTCCCGGCCGCCGCGTCGACGGGCCGAAGCCCTCGCGCTCCAGCGTCGCGAGCTCGTCGGGCGAGGGCGACCCGTCCGTCACGCTCATCGGCCGCTCCGCTGCGCGAGGGCGAGCACGCTGGCGTGCGCTCGTTCGACGGCCTCGCGCTCCCGGCAAGTGGCCCACTCCCACGCGGGGATGCCGGTCAGGACCTCGAGCGCGGCGCGGTGCTCGACGGGGCTGCGGCCCCCGCTCTCCCACTCGCACCACGCTGGACCGGAGACGCCGATGAGCGCCCCCGCTTCCTTCTGCGAGAGGTCGCGTTCCTCTCGCCATGCCTTCAGCCGCTCGCGCGGCGTCGCTTCGGTGCTCATGAGGCGTAACAGTAGCGACTGCTACTCAAGAGTCAAGCTCGTCGCCCGACTCGCCGAAGCCGTCGCCACCGCACACGCGGAATTCTGCCGCCAACCACCTTGCGTTTTCGGTAGCATTCGCTACTGTTATATCCGACCCGCACGGCACTCCACGCCGCGCCGGTCGGAGCCGCCATGTCGAAGCCCTCGCGCGAACCAGCCTACGACCCCGCCGAAGACACCCCCTCGCTGCACGGCGACACCGCCGTGCACGCCCCCATCCTCCCGCCAGCCCCCGAGGCGATCGACGCGGACGAGCTCCGCGCGTGGGCCGAGTCGCGTACCGCCGAGGCGATGGAGGCCCTCGACGCCGAGGCCGGCCCCGAGCAGTTCCGCGACGACGGCGAGCTCTTCCACGGCCGGCTCCCCGACCCGCTGAACCCCTGGGTCACCGCCCGCGCGCCCGTGCAGGTGCTCCCTGCGCCCGTCACGTCGGTCTACCCCGGTGCGCTCGTGCGCGTCCGGTCGTGGTGGGTGACGCCGTGAGCGTGGTGGATGACGCCGTGAGCAGGCAGGCGCCGACACACTCGACGCCACCGGCCGCCCCTGCGCGTGGCCCACGACGGAGGCCCACGACGCGCCCCGCTGACACCGCCTGGCAGCGCGACCCCGCGCTTTGGCCAGCGCACGTCGCGACGCTCGCCAACACCTTCGCGGTGCGTGGGAGCGTCGCCAAGCACGGCGCGCGGCTCGGCATCATCTATCGCACCCTCTGCGCGCGCAGGCTCGTCGAGGTGACGGAGCCAGACCGCGACGGGGCGCGCCTCACGCTCGCGTCCGCCTGGGCGCGCGTCGAGGGCTGGCACGCCGCGGTGGGCGCTCAGCGCGCTCTCCGACGACGGCGCCTGCGACCAGTGCGAAGACGCGGAAGGCGGTGCCCGGTGAGCGCCCCCGTCCTGCGCCCGCCGACTCAGGGGACTAGCAGCGTCGGAGGGGCCTGCGGGGCGCGGCTGATTCCCGCGCGGCACACGCCCCCACTGTGCCTCACCCGCCGCCCCCTCGGGCGCTGCAACGAGGAGACGGGCATGAGCATCACGAAGGGCGCACCCGCGGCGCTCGCAACCACCGCCGCCGACGCGCACACGCAGGCGAAGGTCATCGAGTCACTGGTGCTGCGCGGAGACCTGTCGGGCCTCGGTCCGGTGGAGCGCGCGCGGTACTACGTGCAGATGTGTGAGGGGCTGGGGCTCAACCCCCACGCGCAACCCTTCGCCTTCCTGCGGCTCAACGGCAAGGAGGTGCTCTACGCGACGCGGGGAGCGACGGACCAGCTCGCGGCGATCCACAAGCTCAACCGGGAGATCGTTGACGGGCCGAAGGTGATCGACCTCGCGGGCACCAAGCTCGTGTACGCGGTGTGCCGGGCCACCCACCCCAACGGTCGCGTGGAGACGGCCACGGCCACAGTGCCCTTGGTCGATCCCATGAACGTTCTCATGCGCTGCGAGACCAAGGCCAAGCGACGCGCGACGCTGTCCATCCTGGGCCTCGGCGTCCTCGACGAGATGGAGCTCGAGACCATCCCGGCGAACGTCCAGGAGCCCGGCGGCGGCGTCGACCTCACGCCCCCGCGCGACGAGGAGCCCGTCGCCCCGCCCCGCGGCGAGGTGCCCATGGAGCCCCCGCCCGCGGAGGTCCCTGCGGTCGCCGAAGGGTTCTACGCGCGGATCGCCGAGATCGAGCTTCCCGGCGAGGCCGTCGCCGTGTGGATGAAGCACCGGGCCGAACTCGCCGCCCTCTCTGCGCCGGAGCGCGAAGCCGCATGGAAGGCGCTGTGCAAACGCACGGAGGAGGTCGGGAAGATGAAGAACGCGAAGGTGTGGCTCAAGAAGGCGATCGCCGAGGAGGACGCCCGCCGCGAGGTCGTGAGGGCCGACGCTCTCAAGGAGGCCCGCTGATGGCGCTCGGCTCCGGCATCGAGTGGACCGAGTCCACCTGGAACCCCGTCACGGGGTGCAACAAGATCAGCCCCGGCTGCAAGTACTGCTACGCCGAGCGCATGGCGGAACGCCTGCAGGCGATGGGGCAGCCGAACTACAAGGACGGCTTCAAGCTCACGCTGCAGCCGCAGATGTTGGAGCTGCCGCTTCAGTGGAAGAAGCCGCAGACGATCTTCGTGAACTCGATGAGCGACCTGTTCCACAAGGACGTGCCGCTCGAGTACATCCAGCGCGTCTTCGACGTCATGCGTCGCGCGCACTGGCATCGCTTCCAGGTGCTCACGAAGCGCGCCGGTCGGCTCGCCGAGCTGAGCCCCGAGATCGACTGGCCCGAGAACGTGTGGATGGGCGTGAGCGTCGAGAACGCCGACTACGTCGACCGTATCGACGACCTACGGACGACCGGTGCGCATGTGAAGTTCCTCTCGCTCGAGCCGCTCCTTGGGCCCCTGAAGAAGCTGAAGCTGAAGAACATCGACTGGGTGATCGTCGGCGGCGAGTCGGGCCCCGGGGCGCGCGCGTGCGACGTGGGCGCGGTGCGACGCGTCGTCGCGCAGTGCCGCGCGCAGCGGGTGCCCGTGTTCGTGAAGCAGCTCGGCCGCGTGCCCCTGCTCGACGGGAAGCGCCTCCGCCTCGTCAACGACGCGGGCAAGGCCGACCTGAAGGGAAAGATGCTCGCGCAGTGGCCCGAGGATCTCCAGGTGCGCCAGATGCCCGAGGTGCGCCGTGTCGGCTGAGAACTCGCGCCGCCCCAAGCCGACAAGGTGCTCCGCCGCACCCTGGCGCGCGTGCACCGCATCTGCGGGCGCGGGCTGTTCGAATCCGTCGAGACTTCGGAGGAGCTCGCGGTCTCGCTCATGACCTGCGAGCGGTGCGGCGTGCTCGCGGCCGAGTGGGTGGTGGTCGAGCCGCGAGCCAGGCCGGGCACGCTTTGTGGCGCACGAGATCCTCGCGTCGGACTGTGAAAATCTACGAGTGGGCGTCGATCTTCCAAAACCTCTACGAGAGGTTTTGGCGGTGCGTCGCACTCCTTCCACGACCGATCCCACTCGGCGAGCGGGCTCGTCGTTGAAGGCGACCTTCGCGAGCTCGGCGACGGTGGGCCTCGGGGCGACGAGCGTCCGGCCGCGCAGCTCCCTCTTGGCCAGCGGGCACGCCTGAGCGGCCTCGGGGCTCTCGTGTCCGCAGGTCGCGGGGCTCTCCGAGGCGGTCCCGCCGCACGCGCACAGGGGGGGACGCGCCGGCGTGCTCGTCGCTCACCTCGACGAGGCGCCAGCGGCCCGTGGCGCCGCCGTCGGGGGTGGTGATCTCCAGAGGCTGCGTGATGATCACAGCCCACCGTCCTGCGCAGGGACGCCCGCGCCGCTGGCGGTCGGGGGCGACGAGCCCGCGTCAGCAGGATCTCCCGACGACGGCCCGGCGCACGGCTGCGCGCCGCCCGTCACCCAGCACGGCGCGCGGTCGGAGCACACGCCGAGCTCCTCCGCCCCGCGGTGGATGCTCGGCCACGCCACGATGGCCGTCGTGCGCGCCGCTTCGAGCGCGGTGAGGGTGCCCGCGGCTCCCGTGGTGCCCCTGCAGCCGGTGCCGAGCACCAGCGCGGCGAGCATCCCGAACAGCCCCGAGGTGCGCGCGAGCTCGACGCCGGCGGGCGCGAGCCAGCGGCCGAGGCCGAGGAGGAGGAGCCCCACCGTGCCGACGCCGGGGACGATGCCCGTGCGCGCGCCGATCTGCCGCAGCCCGGTGCCGACGCCCAGGATCGCGCCGATCGCGACGAGCGTCTCGATGCCCCCGATCTTCGCTTGCGGTCAACGCCCGACCAGGGGTTGCAAGGCGGCGAGCAACCTCGCAGAAGACATGCCTGCCGTGTTTCACGTGCAACATTCGGCAGGCTCGCGCGAGCGCTTGGGCCATACGGCCCGGTTTTGCGGAGGAATCGGTCAGGCGGGCGGGGCGGCCCGGAGCGGGCCGTTAGAGCCCGGCGGCGGAGCGCAGGGCCTCCTCGGTGCGGGGGCCGATGAGGCCGTCCGCCGCGAGGTTGTGCGCCGCCTGCCACCGCTCCACCGCGTCCGGGCCGTGCCCGGCCTCCGCCCGGAGCACCCGCACGAGGCGGAGGGCGAGGAGGCCGTTGGCGTCCCACGAGCCCGGGTAGGCCCACAGGCGGCCGATGCGGTGCTCCGCGAGGCCCCACACGGAGGCCCCCACCGTGTGCCCCCACCCCTGGAGGTAGGGCGCCCACAGCGCCCCGCCGGGGAGGAGCTCCGCCGGGAGCCCGTCACGCTCCGCGATGCCCTCCCACCGGCCCTTGCTCGTGGCGATGCGCGCCATGAGTTCCTTCTGCCTCACGAGCCTCCCCTTCTGCGCCGGGTAGTGCTGGGGGCTGTGGCCCCCCACGTTGCGGAGGATCACGCCCCAGGGGAGCTTGAAGCCGGGCATGTCGTGGGAGGTCCACATCACCACCGCGGCGGAGCCCCGGAGGCGGAGCTCCTCCTCCGCGGCGCCGAGGATGGCGGCGGCGAGGTCCGCGAGCTCCTGCGCCTCCGCGGGCGTGCCCGGAATCCAGTCGCCGGGCTTCGAGGCGTCGGAGCTCCCCTCGCCGTTGAACTCGAACGCCTCCGCGCCCATGTCCGCGGCGATGCGCGCGCACCGCCGGGCCTCCGCGATGGCGGCGGGGACGCCCCGGCTCTGGCCCAGGCGGACGAGGTAGTTCGCGGGGACGGCGAGCCACACACGAGAGCACCCGTAGAGGCGCACCTTCCCCGCCGCCCCCACGTCGGAGGCGTCCGCCGCCGTGTGGAGGGTGATGAAGTCGGAGGCCCGGCACACCGGCTCCGCGATGTCTCGCGGGAGTTTGCCGTAGATGGTCGCCCCCACGCCGGGGGCGAGGGTGCGGAGGGTGGGGGCGGCGGTCTCGGGGGCGGTGCTCATCGTGGGGGTGCTCCTTGGGGTTGCGCCGGGCGCTCCATGGGCACCCCGAGGGCGACGGCCAGGAGCTCATGGAGCTCCGGCACGTCGGGGGGCACCGGCCCGGCTTCGTCGGCCGGGAGGATACTCCCATCGGTGAAGAGAACGGAACGGAGAGACGACGGATCGCGGTAGAGCTCGCCGGTGTACTTCACCCGGCGAGGGTACCCCGAAGATCTGCGTGGTGGGAGGAGGCCAGGAGCTCCGCGGTGATGCGGGCGGCCCAGCAGTTCGGGGCCTCCCCCTCCGCGATGTCGCGGTAGTGGGAGCGGAGGAGGCCCTCCGCCGTGTCGCACCCGCCGGTGACGAGGTTGTAGTCATCCCGCGAGCAGGCCCTCGCGGCGCAGCCACTCGACGACCTCGAGCCCGACGGGCGTCACGCCCTTCAGGCCGTTGGCCAGGCTCGTGGCCGACACGTTCAGCAGGTCCCGACCGAGCTTCAGCTCCTTCTCGGTCAGCGCGTAGCCGCCCTCGAGCGGGAACGCCAGCTCGTCGAGCGAGGGCAACGCGCCCGTGAGCGCGTACTCGACCTCGAGCGAGGTGGCGTAGGCGTCGGCCTCGTACCGCACGCGCGCCTCGCGCTCGACGAGGTAGAGCCACCACAGGCCCGGCCCGCCCGGCAGCCCGAGCCCGCCGTTCCAGAACTGGTGCACGTGCTGCACCTCGTGGGCGAGCACGATGAGCTGGTCGCGCGGGCTGAGGTTGCTCGCGAGGTAGACCATCGGGCCGATCGTCGTCGAGTAACGCTCGAGGAACGTCTTGCCGTCGGGCAGCGCGTCGACGCCGGGGATGCGCGACAGGATGTCGAAGGCCATCGAGACGTACTGCATCTCGATGGCCGCGCTCTTGTCGATGACCGTGCAGAAGAACCGGCGCGAGAGGTGGCCCTTGAGCCGGTCGACCTGGGCCTGCGTGACCTCCTTCATGGCGCACCTCCGTCCCCGAGTCCGCCGTCCGAGACGACCACCTCCGGCAGGCACGCCGCCTGGGGCACGCAGGCGTGGGTCTGCCCGCCGTACGGCGAGTTCGCCAGGCAGCACACGCCGCCGACCTCCGCACACGGACGCTGCGCCGGGCTCCAGCGCTGGGTCTGCGAGCAGACCTCGGGCGCGCCGTTGTGGCACCGGGTCGCGCTGGGCTGACACCCGCTAGGTTCGGGCAGCCGCGGGCAGCCAACGAGCAACGAGCTGGATGCACCCAGCATCAACAGCACCAGAAGCGTCGGAGGCTTGCCAGCGCGGAGGATCGCCAGGATGCCCTTCCCGACCTCGAGCACGAACGGCCAGATGTCCGTGCCGAACTTCCGGGCGGCGCGCGCCCAGTGCCCGAACGTCGGCGACGCCTTGGCGAGCGCGTTGTACCGCTCCTCCGGGATCGCGCGCAGCACCAGCGAGAACGCCGTGGCGAGCATCCAGAGGAACGCGAAGACCTGGACCACGACGTGGACCCAGGCGGGGAACTTGGTCGGGTCGAGCGGGAGCGTCATGCCCGGCAATATACCTGCCAGGCTGGGGCTCGCCCAGTGCTTAGCCCTTGAGCGCCTGGAACTTGTTCGTCAGGTCTCCGACCGGCGGAGGTTCGCCCGGTTTCGGCGGGATCACGGCGCGCATGGTGCCGGAGTGCGAGGTAGACCGGCCCAGCCTGGCCACATCCAAGGCGCTGTTCACGAAAGCGGTCGTGGCGGCCTTGAGCCTTTCAATCGCTGGAGGGATGTCCCGGTCCACGGTCTTGCAGGCAGCATCGAGTTGCTGCGTCGCACGATCCACCTCGGCATCCGACATGGCTCTCACCTCCGCGAGGGACGGCCGGTGCGCACTTCGTCGGCGAGATCGCGGAAGGCGCCCTTCAGCTCCGTCATGGCTTCCCGCTGAGCTTCCATCGCGGAGGTGACGTTCGTCAAGGCGGTCACGCATTCCGAGTTGGTCTTCAAGAGCTGTTCCGTCACGGCCTGTGCGTCACGGACGCGCTGGGCCTGGAGGTCCTGGTGGTCTTTGAGCCGCGCAGCCTGGATGTCCGTGTTGGACTTCCACAGCGTCCACACCGCGATGCCCAGCGCGAGGACAGCGATCCCGAGTACACCGTTCTTCAACAGTTCCGCAGCGATCTCGCCCGTCATCGAGATTCCTCCTGACGCGCCTCCCAACACGTCGAGCTGAATCTACGGCAGAGTCGCGGCGGGCCCAAGCAAGAATGCGGAGAGCGGGACGAGCTGGTGCCGGCCGTCCGCACGGACGAGCCAGCAGTCGTAGACGAAACGCCCGGGCAGCATCGCCCGTGTGTCCGTCGGTTCCACCGTCAGCACGACCCGGTTGCGCGCGTCGGGCGGCGTCCGCGTGCCCTCCTTGCGGAAGCCCGGCGTGCGCCCGCTCTGCTGGCTGGTCTTCTTGACCGAGATCACCACCCGGTCCGTCGGCTCGAGGGACACCGCCGAGCCGTCCTCGCGCACCACGGTCACGGCGATCTCGCCGGCCTCGCCGAGCGGCCACTCGAGCGTCCGGGCGCTGTTGGCCGGGATGTGCCCCGCCCGCGGCGATCCGTCGCGCACCACGCCGAGCAGTTCGATCTTCATTCCGAGCGCTCCAGGCAGCCCGACGCGATGTTCACGGTCCACTTCCGGCTCTCGTTGTCGTCCGGGTGCACGCCGTGGGCGATGGCCACGTCGCGCAGCGCCTGGCGGAGCTGCCCGCGGACCTGCCCGACCTGCTGGAGCACGCCCCGCTTGCGCGCCTCCAGGTCCTCGATCTCGAGCTGGAGGCCCCCGAGCTGCGTCTGGAGGCGCTCGAGCACACCCTGGTGCCCCTTCAGGGACTCCAGCTCACGCGGCGCGAGCGAAATCTTGGTCGGGGCGGGCGGCGGGAGGTCGACGGCGGTGGGTTTGGCGGGGGCGGGCGGTTTGCGCGACATGGTGCCGCCCATTCTACCGACGCGGGCGGGGTACGTCGACCGCCGGCAGCACTCCGAGGTCGGGCGGGCCCGGCGGGCTGGTCGACGATCGTCCAGGCGTACGTGATCTCGCCGCCGTTGCCCTGATTCGAGAGGGCCACGGCGGCGTTGATCGGCAGGTCCATGTTGGACCCCGCCACCCCGTTGACGGTGATGCGGGCCTGGGCATCGGCGGCTCCTACTACGGCGTCTCGCGGCCCGAGCGCGCGCGGATGGTGCACGAAATCGAGACGTTGCCGGGCGCGCCGAAGTCGGGCGCCTGCACGACCGAGCCGCCGACCAGGAACAGCGGCCAAACCACCCCGCTGGCGTACGGCTGGCCGATCGCGATCTTCTTGCCCGACGGCGTCGCGCCGGCGAGGGCCAGGATCGACTGCACGCCCGCGTCCGCGCTCGCGCCGAAGCTGACCTTCGGCCCGCCGGCGGCCCCGATCACGCTGTTGGCCACGTAGGGCGCGATGCCCGTCGAGACGTAGTTCAGCGTCCCGACCTCGTAGCTCACGTGCAGGCGCGCCGGCTCGCTCCACGCGCCCGGGCCCCAGAGAATCCACTGGACGCCTCGCGGGTTAGTCGCGCCGCCCACGGGGTCCGACCACGGCGCGAGCACGATCTCGACGCCCGGCGGCGCGATGATCGAGACGTTGCCGATGGTCGGCGGGTTCACGCTCGTCGTGATCTGACAGCTCCAGCTCGCCACAAGCTGCCCGTCGGGCTGGAGCAGCGGCCGGCGGTCCGCGATGTTCTCCGACGTGATCGACGCCGCGCCGGCGGGCACGTAGACGTGGCCCAGGCGCACGTACCCCGCCGTGGTCGTCGGCAGTGTGGGCGAGGCCGCCGGCGTGCCCGTCTTGTAGTTGATCGGGCTCGAGCCGTTCGTGCTGGTCAGCCCGTCAAGCAGGAAGCTCAGCGTCTTCGGAACGAGCGTCGGCGAGAACTGCCCGGTCACGATGTTGAGGATGTCCCGCGAGAGCGGGTTCTCGACCCGGCGGTCGTACTTCACCTCGACGATGTCGTACCGGGGGTGTGTCGCGTCGGGCGTCGGCACCGTGAAGGTCGGCGCCGCGGAGAGCAGCAGCGGCTTCAGCTCGCTCAGGTCGTTCAGCCCGACCACGCCGCCGATGTCCAAGGCGCCCGAGCCGGCCACGCGCTGGAACCCGACGCCGGCCGTGACGCCGACGGTCATCCCGCCCGCGGCGTACAGACGGAAGCCGTCCCCCAGGAAGCCTGTGGGGTAGCCCGCTTCGCCCCGCGTCCAGTTCAGCAACACGGTCCGCAGCGCGTAGTAGAGCTGCGACTGGAGCTGGTTAATGTCGCTCGAGAGCGGGCGCTCGCGCGGGTTGATGATCGTCTGGTCGAACGGCTTGTCGGGCATGTCTACTGTCCCTTGAGTTCAACGATCGCGGCCACCCCGGCGGCCTTGATCTGCTGGAGTGCTTGCCAGAGCCCAAAGTACACCGCATTCCGCGGCAGGTCGAAGCCGTCGTAGCCGCCCTGGAGCCCGAAAGCCGTCGAGAGCGTGCCCGGCACGTCGTAGCCGTTGATGGCCCGGGCCCCGAACGTGGTCTCCAGGGCCGCCGGCGTCGCCGCGGTGTCGTCGTAGGCCAGGCCCACGTCCCGGATCGCCGGCATCTCCGGCACGACCACGACGAACGCCCCGCGGTGCTCGATCTCGTCGAGCCAGCGGTTGCAGAACGGCGTCGGGTCCCGCGGGTCGTCGAAGCAGAACAGGTTCGGGTTGTAGTCCGGGTTCAGCGCGATCACGCCAGCGGGCGCGTCCCAGCACGTCTGGTAGGTGATGTCCCAGGTCTCGATGAACTGGTAGCCCAGCCCGTACCGGTCGAGCTGCCCGCGGATCAGGCGATGCATCGCGTCGGGCGAGATCGTGTCGGGGAGCTGGCGCAGCCGGAAACGGTACGCCGCGTCACTCTCGCCAGCGATACGGGGCAACCCGCGGTCGACCCCGAGCCCGTCGAGCATCGGCGCCCGACCGCCCGCCGTGGCCAGGATCTGACGTACCTGGATCGTCGGGTCGCCGTAGGCCGGCTCCTCGATCAGCCTCTTGCAGGTATCGATCTCGCCCGGCAGCAACTCGCCGCGCTGGGTGACGACCTCGCCCGGCACGTTCCACTCCCAGCCCTGCGCGACGGCGCGCACCGCGACCGCGACGGGGCCGAGGTCGAGCGCCCCGAACGTCGCGTCCTCGAGCGTGATGAAGTCCCGGGCCCCGCGGCTCGTCGTCACGACGGTGCCGGCCTTCACGACGACCGCGCCGTGGCTTGCGTCCAGCCGGTAGAACTCCACTGTGCCCGTCGCGTACTCGCCGCCCTCGGCGAAGATCACGAAGCTGCCGCACTCGAAGCGCTCGATCGCCAGGCTCACGCGCTCGAAGACCTTGCCGAACGCCTGGTAGATCTCGTAGCCTGAGTTGGGCGTGACCTTCAGCGGGCGCAGGTACTCCGGGTCATAGGCCCGGTCGTACAGGTCCAGGAAGTACGCCTGGTCGTGCATCGTGCCGTCGCACGAGCCCGGTCCCGCGCCCGACCCCGTGGGGAACACTGGCACCGCCGGCGCGGGCACGGTCGTGACCGGGGAGGCCACGAGCCACGAGTACGGCGTGATCGCGGCCACATCCGCCGTGTCGCTGATCGCGTAGACCAGGACCGTCGGGCTGTCGGGCCAGATCGGCGAGCGGCGCACCGCGAAGTGGAACCCGTTGCCCAGCGTCCCGTCCGAGGTCGCCACGACGGCCGAGAGCGCCGCGTAGGGCGTCGTGAAGGCCGCGCCGTCGTACACGACCTCCTGGAGCGCCATGCCCGGGAACTTGATCGTCACGATGATCCGGGCGAACGCGCCGGCCGTGAGGAACACGTCGAAGTAGAGCGGCGCGTCCGCGGCGATGACCGTGCCCGTAGTCGGGGCGACGTTGTTGATGGTCGGCGTCGCCACGGCTCAGACCACGTCCGGGTTGGTCGTCGACTGGATGGCGCGCTCGGGCTGGATCGACACGGCCAGCACCAGCGACAGCGTCGAGCGCAGCACCTGGAGCGGCTGCACGACCACGTCGCCGGCGGGCGAGAGGATCTCGTTGCCCGTCACGACGAGCCCGGTGATCAGCCGCAGCGCGTTGATCAGCCGCGTCCGCGTCAGGGTCTCGCCGGGCGAGAGGCTGTTGATCGTCGCCACGACGATGGCGCGGGCCTGGAGCGCGACCTTGTCGACCGACACGCCGGCCTGGAAGCTCAGCCCGAGCTGCACGCCCTGGAGAATCACCTGCCCGAGCTGCACCTGCACGAAGATGCCCGCGGCGCGCGTATCCGACAGCGCCGCGAAGACGTTGTCGGCGAGCACCTGGCTCTGGGTCTCGTAGCTCAAGGGCGTCGGGTTGACGCCAACGAGCTGCTCGGTGAAGGCGTCGGCGATGACGAGCTGCACGACTTTCGCCGGGCGCCCGTACACGTCCAGCGCCTCGAACGCCGTGGCTTTGCGCACACCTGGCACTTCGAGCGCTTTGGTCTGAATCGCCGCCAGGGTGCCGCGGCGGGCTGTCGTCCAGAACCGGCGCGCCCGGTCCCGCAGGTCGTCGTCCGACTCCTCGTCGTCCGCCCCGGCCGTCGCCAGCGGGTTGTTGACCTTCAGGTCGGCGGGCGCGCCCGCGATCTGCCCCACGATCGACGTGATCGTGTTCGACTTGGCCTGCTGGCTCGCCCCGGCGAGCACCGACTGTACCTGCACCGAGACCGGGCCGAGCGATCCACCGGCGTAGTTCGCCGCCGCGGTCGTGACGAACTGCCGCCCGTCCGCCGTCGCGACCTTGGTGTTGAGCGGGATCGAGAACGGCGCCGGGGCCGGGGCGGTCGTGAAGAACTGCACGGTGCCCACCGCCGGCGAGGCCGGCTTGCGCAGCATCCCGTACCGGTCGAAGACCAGGCGGTCCAGCTTCCGGCCCTTGGCCGAGTCGAGGAAGACCGCGGCCTCGACCTGCGCGAGCTGCCCGATGCACTCGTCGGCCGCCGCGGCCCCGCCGGCGACGATCAGGTTGGCGTCGGAGCCCTCGCGCTCGATGATCTCGCGCGTCAGCTCGCCGTTGCGCGACAGCATCTCGTCGCGCTCGATGCGGAATAGCTCCTGGAAGGTGGGGAAGTCGGCCATCGCTCTACAGCTCCACGGCGGCGGTGGGCACGCTGAACTCCACCGGCACCACCTGGTTGTTCTTCATCTTGACCTGCGCCGTGATCGTCAGGATGCCCTGCCGGTTCAAGCTCACGCTCGCCCGGGCGCTGTCCACGTCCGGCTCGCGCTCGATCTGGCGCTCGACCTCGACCTTCAGCTTCGTCAGGTCGTTGACCGGCAGCGGCTGCTTGTCCTTGATCCCGAGCCCGTAGTTCTTGTCCAGGTGGAAGAAGCTGTGCGGCGAGGTCGTCAGCCGCCGGATCACCAGCTTGCGGACCATCTCCGCGCCGGCGTGGGTGGCGTAGTCGCCGCCCGACGTGGCTCGCAGCACGCCCGAGATCGCCGTGCCCGAGTGCGGGTGGTTGAGCAGGTCCCGGGGCCCGCGCTGGTCGGGTGGCGAGACGAACGCCTCGAGCCCGTAGAAGTCCGCGGTGAGCGGCGCGACCGTCGGGGCGCCGGCGAAGTCCAGGATGCCCACGTTGGCCAGGCGGTGCACCACCATCGGCCCGCCGAGCTTCTGGAGCGTGTACAGCTCGAAGACGTTGTCCGCGAGCACCACGCGCACCGTAAGCACGGTGAGGTACGCCAACGTGTCCAGGCGCTGCACCGTCCAGGACGCGGGGTTCAGGGCGTCGCCCGTGCCGAGCGCCGACAGCGCCCGCACGTTGCCCGTGAAGCGGCCCTGCACCGTGCGCTCAGTCGTCGCGAGCGCGGCCTCCAGGTAGATCGACCCGGAGCCGGCGCCGCCGACGCCCCAGGCCGAGAGCCCGAACTCGCTGCTGCCCCAGCCCATTAGCTGTTCTTCACCTTCTCCGACAGCGCCGGGGACTCATCCACCGTGCTCGCGGTCGGCAACATCAACAGGTCGGTCGACGCGGGCACCATCGCGCCGCCGGCCGAGCAGCTCGTCAAGTGGGTGTGCGTCTTGATCGTGTTCACGTCGGAGCGGAGCTTGTTGAACTCCGCCCGGAAGCCCTCGAGCCACGCCCGCTCGTCCTCGGCCAGGAACTGGAACTGCGTGCCCTCCTCGTCGCCGATGTGGACCAGGTGCCCGTCCGTCACGGTGATGAAGATGTTCCCGGTGCCAGTCTGCTTGACCTTGATGTCCTGGTTGCCCTTGCCCTCGACCAAAATTTTCCCGTCACCTTCGGCCTGCACCATAATGTCACCGTCGGTGTCCGAGGTCCGCAGGATGTACTTCTTGCCGGGCCGGACGCGCAGCACGACGTTCTCGGTCGGCACATCGTGGCCGTCCTCCTGCTCCTCGGCCTTGAAGTCCTGGTGCGGCTTGTCCGACGCGCGCCAGAATCGGCTGATGATCACCGGGCCCATGTTCGGGTCGCCGCCGGGCACCGCGACCAGCACCCAGTCGTCGACCATCACGGGCGCGAAGCTCCCGAACCCGTCGCCGGCGTAGTCCCCGGCCAGGAACGCGGTCTCGATCTCGCCGGTCGGCATGAACTGCACGTCGGCGAAGATGCCCTCGTCGGCGTCGAAGCCGACCTCCTTGACCACGGCGAGCGTGATCCACACGCGCGGGTCGATGCCCGGGCGCGACGCGAGCGCCGACAGGCGCCCCATGTCCATCCGACGACGCATCAGGTGGCCCTCCCGCTCGTCGCGCGGCGCACCGTGCCGGCGTCCGTGCCGACCGACGCGCCCACGTTGAAGCGCTGCACGAAGTAGTTCTGGAAATCGAAGCTGATCCCGACGCCCTTGTCTGCGTTCCAGTCGTACTTGACGTTCGACGTGCGGAACCAGCGCTGAAGCTCCGCGACCTGGCCACGGGCCGTCGCGACGATCACCCGGCAGAGCGACTCGTCCGAGATGCGGGTGCGCAGGTCGCGCACGGCCTCCTCGAATGCGGCGCGGGCGAAGTTGCCGGCCGTCGAGACGATCGGGGCGCGGGCGTGGCCCTGGCTCCGGTCGACGTAGAACTCCACGCCGTCCCCGGGGCGCAGGCGCAGCAGGTCGGGGTCCTGGTTGTCGCCGCCGAAGCTCGCCAGGTTCTTCGTCTCGACCGAGCCACCCATCTCGTTGCGGCCGATCTCCTCGAAGATGTTGCGGGCGATCTCCTGGAGGCGCGCCGGGTCGGCGACGCCCGGCACCGCGATGTTGATCACGTCCTCCTGCGACTGCTGCCCGCCGGCGGCCACGGTGTGCGTCCGCGCGCCCCGCCCGCGCTGGCTCGTCTCCGGCAGCGGCCAGCGCCCCTCGACGACCGGGCCCTCGAGCCCGCGGTTGGCGTCCGACTGGTTGATCGCCACGCAGCGCACCGTCTTCGGGCGGGCGTGCCCGGCGAACTTCCGCTCGAAGTGCAGCTTCTCCACGTCGCGCCCGTAGACCAGGCGGCGCACCGAGAACTGCACGCCGCCGACCTCGCGGGGCTGGTCGGGCAGGAACGGCGTCGCGATGGCCGGGTCGAAGCCGGCGCGCTCCTGGTCGAAGATCGAGCGCGTGGGCCGAATCCAGAGCTTGGTGCCCCGGAAGTACGGGATCGCCCCGACCAGGTAGCAGAACCGCACGATCGCGTCCCAGTAGTTGAGCTGCTGGCTGGCGCCCGCCGCGTTGCCCCGCCCGCCCCGGCGCGTCCCGCGGGCCCCGCGGCGGTGGCGCGGGATCAGCCCGGCCGACAGCGGGCTCGGGATCGTCTGGTCGGGCCACTCGGCGGCGTTGACCTCCACGGTGAACTGCTCGCCGAGCGGGTGGAACTCCAGGATCTGCTGCACCACGGCCACGATGTCCTCGTGCAGCTCGAGCTGCTCGAGGACCGCGGGGTTGAGCGGGCTGTCGAGCAGGATGCCGCGCAGGTCGCGGCCCTCCATCGTGACCTCGGAGCCGTGGTCGCTGTGGTCGACCTTCCACACGTCGATGTTGCCGACGAGCAGCAGCGTGTCCTGGCGCACGCCGCCGGCGTCGTCGCGCGTGCGCAGGATCGAGCGGCGCTGGTTGTTGCCGTCCCGCCCGCGCATGCCGGCCGCGAAGTCGTCGGCCCGGACGGCCCCGAGGTGGATCTCCACGGCCGCCGCCCGCACCGTGCGCGGGTCGATGGGCAGCTCCTTGAAGTCAAAGGTCAGGTTGAACGTGCCGGCCTGGCGGTAGCCCGGCAGCTCCACGCTCGCCTTCTTCGGGACGCGGTTGAGCACGAACGAGGCGTTGGCGCTGCCGCGCTGGAGGATCAGCGGCTCCAGGGTGTGCTGCGCCGCGCCCGTCGCGGGCGCCTCCGCCCGGCCGTCGGTCGAGACCGGGTCTGGCGTCGTCACGACGTGCAGCGCCTCGTCGAAGCGCAGCTTCAGGTTCACCACACAGCTCGGATAGAAGACCGGCATCAGCCCACCCCGCCCGTCGTCACGCGCGGCACCAGCACGACCTGGCCCGCCACCAGCTCCGCCGACTCCAGCTCGTTGAAGTTCATCAGCCGCCGCCACTCGAACGCGGTGCCGTAGTAGATCCGGCTCACGTCGCGCAGGTCTTGCCCGTCGCGCGCCCGGTGCACCGCCAGCAGGTCGTTCTGGATCGCCCGCGCCAGCACCTGCTGCCGGAGCACGGCCGTGCGCTTCAGCGCCCGCGCGTTGCGCTGCATCTCGCGCACGTAGCCCTCGGCCGCGATGATCTGCCCGAGCGTCATCTGCTCGACCTCGACGCCCGCGTTGAGCAGGCGCGAGGGCGCGCCCGCCAGCGTGTCGATCAGGGTCTGGGCCTGCTCAGCGACCGCCCCGGTGATCGCCACCATGCGCCGGGCCGCGTCGAACGGCGAGATGGCGGCGATCAACAGGTTCGCGACCACGCCCCGGGCCGACGCCACGCTGTCCGCGATGTCCAGGAGCTGGGTGGTGAGCGTGTCGGAGAAGTCGCTCGAGACGGGGAACGGCGGCGTGGCCGACGCCTGGAGCGCGTCGTTCTGCGCGCCCATGACGCTGGCCGTGTCCCCGACCGAGGTCTCCCCGTCCAGCTCCGGCTGGCTCTCCGCCGAGCCGACCGAGAGCCACTGGAACGTGACCTCCCATTCGACATCCTGCGGGTTGTGCCAGCGCCGCTCGAACTCCGTGATCAGCCCCCGGCGGACTTCCTCGTCCCACGTGACCTCGACCTCCTGGCCCTCCCCGCGCAGCGAGTCCATCGCGTCGACCAGCTCGCGGACCGTCACGATCTGCGTGCCGTCGAGGGCGGCCGACACGATCGTCGTGTCGCCGATGTACTTCTCCTTCCAGAACCCGTGGATCGTCGTCGGCTCGTGCGAGCCGCCGAGCACCGTCGCGGAGCCCTCGGGCGAGCCGGGGTACCACGTCGTCTCGACGCGCTGCGTGGCCTTCAGCGTGTAGGGCCGGTAGGGCAGGGCGCGGGCCGTCAGGCGAAGCTCGCGCTGGCGCCCGGTCCGCTCCTTGATCGTGAGCGTGCTGCCCGGCATCTCAGTTCACCCCGAACACGGGCTCGAGGCCCGACTGGAGGCGCCGGTCCGCCATCGCCTCCAGGTCGTTCGCGAACGCGACCGCGACCCGGTCGGGGTCGAAGCCCTCGGCGAAGCGCTGGGTGATGTCGAACCGGCTGTTGCGGAAGTCGTTGTACGTGCGCGAGCCACCACGGGCGGCCGGGGTCGCGCGCCGGGCCGCCCCGTTGGCGGCGTTCATCGCCTGCGCCTGGCGCTCCTGCGCCTCGTTGCCCGCGTTGATTGCGTTGCGGACCTGCTCGAGGACGTTGGTCTGGTTCTCCACGCCGGGCGGTGTCGGGGCGTTGCGCGGCTGCGCCAGCGCCGACTGGTTGAGCTGCCGCCCGAGCCACGACAGGAACCGCGCGATCCCGTCGATCATCTGGCGCAGCGCCCCGATCACCGTGGTGATCACCGGCACCAGGTACTGCGCCGTGTTCTGGTAGAGCTGCATCAGGATGTTGCCCACGATGCGGATGATCGGCGCGAGCACCTCGCCGAGCGACCGCACCAGGCGGTCGATCGACTGCGCCAACCCTAGCAGGTGGGGCCGGAGCTGCGAGACCAGGGTCTGCACGAGGCCGATGACGCCCTGCGCGAACTCCACGATGGGTGGGATCAGCATCGCGATGCCCTCCATCAGCGGGGGCAGGATCGCGGCAATCAGCTCGCCCATGACCTCGTTGAGCATCGCGACCAGGCCCATCAGCGGCTCGAACAGCGGCAGCAGGCCCATGCCGATCGAGACCAGGCTGTTCAGGACGCTGTTGACGGCCTCGGTGTGGTGTGAGAACGCGATGAGCGGGCCCACCAGCGCGCCGACGGGGCCCATCGCGGCCCGCGCCACGATCCCGAGCGCCGCGTTGCGCATCCCGGGGTCCTGCATCACGTGCATCCCGATGGAGATCGAGCGCCCCATGATGCGCTGGAGCCCCGCGAACCACGGCTGCTGCGCGATGCCCTCACCGATGCGCTCCAGGCGCGAGCCGAGCGTGCCCGCGAGGTCTACCGCCCGCCGGATGCCGCTGACCAGGTGCGTGCTGATCAGGCGCCCGATCGTGATCACGGTGCGGCCGGTGCGGGTGAAGTTCCCGTCCGAGTCCATGAACAACGCGTTGAACTGCCCCAGGCTCCGCGTCGCCGCCTGGAAGATGGGCGTCGTGGCCTGGCGGAGCATCATCCGCAGCATCGACTTCAACGTGCCGGTCTGGGCGCCCCAGCTCTCGGCCGCGTCGTTGAGCATGTCGGTCAGGCCCTGCTGCTGGAGCGTCAGGCGCATGACCTCCCCGCGCTGGGTCTGCGTCAGGCGCACGAAGTCGGCGGCGTTGCGGACCTGGTGGGCGGTGCCCTCGGTCGCCCGCGCCATGAACGGCAGCAGGGTCCGCAACGCCGGGTTCATCTCCGACAGGCCTGTCGCGCTCGCTCCGAGCATGCGCGACAGGCCCTCAGAGGCTTCGGACACAGAGACCTGGAGCGTCGACATCACCGCCGTGTAGCGGTTCGACAGCGCGGTCATCTGGCTCATATTGTTGTTGAAGGCGCCGGACAGGGAGGGCAGGCCGGCGCGGAAGACCTGGATGTAGTCCTCGGCCTCACCGGGCAGCCGGGCCGCGTCCACGGTGATCTGCCGCATCACCTGGGCGGCCATCGTCATGCCCTGCCGGAAGTCGTCGGCCTGGCCGAGCGAGGCGAACATGCCGCCCATCGCGCGGGCGGTGTCCTCGGCCTCCGAGTGCAAGTCCATCAGACCGTGGAACGAGGCCAGCGACGCGACGCCGCCGACCACGGCCGTGAGCGGGGAGATCATCGACGAGACGGCGCTCGCCGCCCGCATCGCGGCGGAGGCGATCCCGGTCATCGGCGCCGAGGCCATGTCGACGGCCTTGAAGACCGTCTCTACCACCCTGCGCACGTCGGCCATGAATCGCCTCCTACCTCAGTCGTCCGTGGTGCTGCGTACCGCCGCCGATTCCTCCTCGAGCAGCTTCGCGATCTGCCCGACGAACTCGATCAGCTCCGTGACCGGCATCCGGCGCGTGATGTTCGGCGGGGTGTGCCCGTACCGGGCCGCGAAGGTCATCATGCGCCAGAGGTTCTCCCGGTGTACGGCCGGGTCGCTGGCCGCCAGCGCGAGCGCCGAGAGGCTCAGCCAACGCTGACCTCCCGGCTCTCGAGAAAATCGGCCGCCTCCGAGTCCTTGGGGTTGTGCAGCTCGGCGTACGCCGTGATGCAGAGCGTGCGGAGCTTCGGGTGCATTTTCATCCAGAGCCGGTCGCTGGTGCCGTCGCCTGTGCGCACCGCGGTGCGCACGATGCCGTTCGGGCCCTGCTGCCCGAACTCGCAGAGCGACTCGCGGGCCTGCTCGAACGCGAGGCGGATCGGCTGGTTGCCGCACCGCTTCGTCGCCATCAGCTCCTCGTCGGGGTTCAGCTCCTTGAACCCCAGCTCGACGACGCCGCCGGCGATGTCCTTCAGCGACGCCGGCACCTTGTACCGGTAGATCGGCCGGTTGTCCTTCGCCGGCGCGAGAAGATCCGCGACCGACTGCACGCTCTTGCCCGTAACATCCATGTGCTCTGCCTCCTGGTGGATACCCCAAAGGCCCTGTGCCCTGGCGACTACGACTTGATGACCTGCGCCTCGGCCGCCACGTAGTTCACCGTGACGCTGAGGTAGTCCGTGCGGCTCCCGAAGCTGAAGGGGAACTCGCCCAGCTCCACGTCGGGGATGATGACCTTCGGCCGCTGCCCGTTCGGGAAGTTCAGCGTGGCCTTGATGTTGATCCGCGTGCCCGGCGTCCGGCGGGTCGCCTTGTCGACCGCCGCCTTCACCAGGTCGAAGATGTCCTGGTTCTCGATGTGCAGCTCCATCTTCCCGGCAATGCCCTTGAAGACGGAGTCCTTGCGCTCGGTCTTCTCGCCCAGGTAGCCCTCGGACGTGGTCTCGAGCTGGAACGTGAAGTCGAAGTTCTTGATCGTGGTGATGTTGGTCTTGGCCTGGCCGTCGACCATGATGATCACCTCGACTTCCTGACCCTTGATCCGCTGCGCCATGTCGACCTCCGGTTGCCGAAACTAGAAAGGGCCCGCGGGGGAGCATTCCCCACGAGCCCTATCCTCCCGCCAGGGAGTGCGGCCGTGCGCGCGGGTCAATCCCACGCTCAGGTCGGCAGTGTACAGACCGACCTGGCCCCAGGCAACTACCCGATGAGCGGCGGCCTCACTCGGCCCGCAGGCCGTACTGCTTCAGCAGCTTCTCGGCCCGCCGGCGCTGCGGGCGCGAACCCCGGAGCATGTGGTTCAGGCCCTGCGGGCCCAGTTTCTGGACGCTGGCCTTCGGGCCGCGGATGCGCACCGCCCCGGGAGGGATCGGTCCCTCCTGGGGCGCGGCGAGCTCGGGCTGGACGGGGGTGGCGTCGGTGTAGTCGAGGTCGCCGGGCTGCGGGACGGGGCGTTCGTTCATCGGGGCCTCCTTGGCCCCGAGGATACTACGCCGCCTGGCGGATCGTCACGCCCTCGCCGATCTCCGTCTGGAGGACGATGAAGTCGGCGGTCGGAGTCAGGCGCACGCGCACGATGATCACGTAGATCCCCTGCGCGGTCATCTCGGGCGTGTTGCCGCTCTTGTCGTCGACCTGGAAGGCGTCGATGCGCTGAGCGGCCGGGTTGTTCTCGCTGAGCAGCGTCGTGAGGAAGGCGTTGACCTCCGCCACGGCGGCGTCCTTGAGCTGGGTCGAGAGCGGCTGCTTCGCGAACTGCACCAGGCGCTGCGCGATCGAGTCCTGGATGAAGTCCGCCATGCGCCGGCGGGCGATGTTCTTCTCGCCGGAGATCAGCGAGGTCGTCACGCCCGACTGCACCACCGGCCCGACCGTCTTGTCGAGGCGGAGCGCCGCGACGCCCTTGGCGCGGAGCTGGATGTACTCGGCCATGCCGAGGCCCGAGACGCCGCGCTGGAAGCCCAGCACCGGCGCGAGCACCTCCGGGACGGGCGCCGACGCCTGGCCGGGGTTCCGCTCCGGGGCGAGGTTCGACAGGATCGAGGCCAGCCACGTGTCGAACGTGTCGTCCAGGATGCCGTCGGTCGTGGTCTTCGAGTCGGCCGTGGCGATGGCGAACCCGACCGCCTCGGGCACCAAGTGCGTGCACCCCGGCCAACTGAAGTTCACGCGGTCCGAGCGGTTCGCGCCCACGCCCGGGTCGGCGTCCGCCAGGATCGCCGTGAGCGACACGTTGGTCAGCTCGGGCGCCAGGCACGTCGTCCGGGTCAGGCCGCGCGACGCCGCGGTGAGCACGTGGCTCTTGAGCTTCGCCCGGATCGTCGAGGACTTGCGGGCCGCCAGGATGATGTTGATGTCCCGGGCTGGGTAGTCGTCCGACATGCAGGCGTCGATCGCGCTCTGGTAGCGCGCGTCGAGCGTGGCGTGGTTCGCGGCATTCACCGCGTGCACGTGCGCGTCGTACGTGAGCGAGCCCGTGGGGTGGGTGATCCCGGCCAGGCCCGAGAGCGGGTCCCAGCTCGTAGCCGACCCGGCGTCCGGCACGCTGCTCGGCGTGAGCACGGTCGCCGCCGCGATCGTCGCGTCCAGCGGGCGTGCCGGCACGGCGTAGCCCGACGCGTCCGAAAGCACGACATTGGCCGCGGCCACGCAGCCGGCCGTGTCCGCCACGGCCGCCTCGTGGATGCGGAACACGATGGCCGTGCCCGCGACCGACTCGAAGTTCGACCCGTTGAGCTTCTGGATCGACAGCTCGGTCTCGGAGATCACGGCCGTGATCCGGTACGTGCCGGCCATCGTCCCCTGCACGCCCGACGCCCCGAGCACGCCGATCACGATGATGTCGCCGACCTGCACGCCGTCGGTGATGAACGTCGAGGACGCCGAGATGAAGACCTGGGTCGCCGCGGCGGCGGCCGTGAGCCACTCGCCGTCGGTGCCCTGCACGTAGGCCAGGCTATCCGAGAACGTGAAGCGTTTGGCCACGCGCACCCGGTTGGCGCCCGCCTTGAACTCCCGCCCGGCCGCCACCGTGCCGCCCGAGACGGGCACGATCGGGGTCGGGTCCGTGGCCGACTTGTTCGTGGGCAGGTCCCGCCAGAACCGCAGCGCGTACTGCGACCCGGCCCCGGGCGTGATGTTGTCGACCGGGCAGACGATCAGGCGGCTGAACTTCTTGTTGCGCAGCGACGCGAACCCGTTGCCGAGCGCGCCACCAAACTGACCGATAAACTCATCGAAACCGCCGACCTTATTGATGAGATCCTGCCCCGAGAAGATCTCGATCGGGGTCGGGTTGCCCGTCACGATGCCCGTGGTGGTCACGTCGACCGCGTAGCTGGCATCGGCGAACTCGCCCACCATGCACACGGTGCCCGTCCCCACGCCGTCGATGCCACCGGGCGGGGGCAGGTCGACCACGACCACGCCCTCGATCTGGGTGATGACTTCCGTCCCCGGAAAGTAACCGAATCGGCGAATGAAACCTGCCATCGGTGTGCTCCTTGACCCGCGCTCGTTACCTGGGCCCTACCATACTCAAAGATCGACCCCGTGACCAAGAGTCGGGCCCGAGGCCGTGCCGAGCGCGGGGTCTACTCGCACGTCGTAGCCGATCGAGGCCGGGTCGCTGCTGGGTGCATCGGTCACTTCCGCCAGATCCACGCGGATCTGCATCTTCGGGCGCTTGCCGACGTACACGACGTTCGGGCCGCGGGCCTCGATCGCGAAAACGAAGCGCCGGACCCGGCGCTGCGCGTCGCCCGCGTCGTCCAGATACGCCATCGACTTCGGCGTGAAGTCCGCGCGCACCCCGTGGTAGTGCGGCAGCTCCAGGCGGAAGCCGAACATCCACTCCACGGGGTTGAACGCCTGCTCGAGGAGCGCCGACAGCGCAACGCGCTGCTTGGGGTCGGTGGCCCACACGTCCACGAAGACCCGCTGCACGAACTCGCTCGGCATGCGCAGCAGCGTGCCGTCGGGCAGCACCTTCGTCACGGGCGTGAAGCTCGACTCGTCGTAGACGCCGGGGTCGGGCGAGTAGACGCACGCCGACGGGATCGTCGCCGGCTGCTCGGGCTCGGCCCAGGTCTGGAAGACCTTCTCGAGCCGCACGAGCTGTCCGTCGTGGGTCTGGGCCTGGAGGCTCTCGAGGTACTCCTTCAGGCCGCGCGTGAGCGCCGTGCGCGTGTCGGTCTCGCGGACCGCCGTCAGGACCTGCTCACCCTCCTCGCCCGTGATCAGCCGCGTGCCCATCAGAACCTCAGCCCACGCAGCACTTCGTCCATGAACTGGGTCGTCTCGCGCGCGAAGATCTTGATCAGCTCCGGTGTCGCGTTCTTCAGCACGTGGCGCGGCTTGATGCCGAAGATCGCGATCTTGCGCGCGAGCTGCATCGCGACGTTGCGGCTCTCGGGCGAGGCCACGCCGCGGACGCGCTGCACCCACATCTCGAGCGCGTCGTACGGCGGCATCTTCTGCCGCGGCGCCCGGCCGCCCTCGACGTACGGGGCGTGGGGCGAGTCGTTGAAGATGCGCTGGCTCCCGAGCCGGTCGGCGGCCTCGCGCTTCCAGCCCTCGTTGAACGAGCCGGTATACGGGCGCACGTCCCGGGCCGAGACCTGCTTCAGGTGCTCGAGCACCTTCGCCCCGGCCTTGTCCATCGCCTGGGCCAGGTACCGGGGCATGCGCACGCCGAGGCGCTTCTCGTACTCGCCGAAGTTCTTCAGCGGCACCTGCGTCACCGAGGCCATCAGCCCTCCGGGTCCCCGGTCAGGGTGCGGTCGTTCGCCGCCCGGACCAGCTTCACCACCCACTCGAAGTTCTCGTTGTTCCGGTCGGGCGGGGCCGCGAGCAGGAACCGTCGCCGCGGGGCCGCCACGCCGGGCGGCACGATCGGGACCAGCTCCCAGTAGAAGTTCTGGTCCTCGGGCACCGGCTCGCCCGTCTCGTCGCAGCCCGTGAGCTGGGCCTCGGTGTACCGGGGCGAGATCTCCTGCACGATGACCTGGCCGTTCTCGTGCGCGCCGATCATCTCGGCCGTGACCCGCACGCCGTTCAGCCGGAGCGCCGGGGTCGGGAGCAGCACCTCCTCGCGGAGCACCTCCTCCACCCCGTCGCCACGCCGACCGCCAGACCACCGCGTCCAGACGAGCACGACCTTGTAGGCGCGCATGCCGAACGGCTTGGTCAGCAGGTCCCGGAGCGTGTCCACGACCGGCACCATCCGGTTGAACACGGTCCCCTGCACCTCGTGCGGCGCCAACTCGCTGAACTTCTTGGCCACTACGCCCTCCGCACCGGCACGTTGCCGGAGCCGCTCCGCTTGAAGCGGTCGGCGTACGGGTAGAGCGGCACGCCCATCACGTCGGCCAGGCGCTTGGCCCAGCGCACGTACTCGCGCTCGAGCAGGTCGGTGGCCGTCTGCCCGGGCGCGGTGCCCCGGGTCTTCATCGTGCCGAGCTGCTCGGCGAGCAGCGTGGCCTGGCCGGGGCTCACCATCGTGTCCTCGATGCCGTCGAGGATCGAGAGGATCTTGCGCACCCGACCCACCGCGTACTGGTTGGTCATCAGGCTGAACGCCTGCTCGAGGAGGAAGATGGTCTGCGCCGGCTTGGGAATGCCGAACTGGAGCGAGGCCGCGGACCCGCTCGTCGCCATGTAACCCAGGTGGTACCGGACGCGCTCCTTCTCTTCCTCACCGAGCATCGCTCACCTCACACGGGCGGCGGAATCTCCTCGAGCTTCACGCCGGAATCCAGGATCAGGGCCATCTTCGCGGGCCCGTGCGTCTCCTCGGAGATCGTCTTGCCGACCGTCAGGCGCACGGTGCGCCCGTACAGGTAGATCGTCTTGGCCTCGACCACGCGGTACCACTTCGGGCGCACCGCGCCGACCGTGGACGGCGGCGGGGCCGGGGGCCCCTTCGTGTCGGGCGCGTCGGGCGGGGGCTGGGCGGGCTCGTCGCCCTTGGCCTCGACCGGCGGCTGCTCGCCCGGCTTCACCGACGCGGCCTCGAGCGGGTCGGGCGCGGGCGAGGCGAGGGCGAGGAGCTTGCTCTGCTGCTTGTTCTGCGGTCCGGCCATGTTGGTCACTCCTCCGATAGGGTGCGGCGAAGGGCGGCACACCCGTCTGCACCAGTTTTACGTCGAGATTATCGAGCCGACGAAGACCCGAAGGTCAAGCTCGCGTGGTGCTCGTAGAGTGCCGCCCTTCAGGCCAGTCGACAATGGCGAACCCGAAGGATGCCTTAGAGGCGACGTGATGCCCATACCGCGGGAACGAGGCGCGAACCCAAGCCCGGAGGCTGGGGTTGCGCCGGAAACCCGACCCTTGGCAAGGTTCACGACCGGAGTCGAAAACGAGGAGTCGGGGAGACTGGGAACCGCTTGCCGGAGGTTCCAGATAGAGCCACGAGGGCTTCTACAGTCGGTTGCGGGCCCAGGTGTCGCACCTGACTTCCCGGGGGTATGGGCCCCGGTTGGTCCTGGACCGCCCGCACAAGCGGGCTCGGGCACCGAAAGCTGCGCGCACCCGACAGGGAGGGTGGAGGCCCCGCCGTCTACACGCAGCTCTCGATGCCCGGACCCCCGCATGGGTTAGGCCCCGTGCTCGATGACCTGGAACCGCTTGAAGCGGCTCGAGTCGCCGACCGCCGCGTCCGTGCGCACCGGCCAGTCGCCCATGAACTTCCAGGACGTGGAGACCATGTCCTGGAGGCGGTTCAGCGGCTGGCGGATGATGAGCTGGATGCGCTCGCTGAACACGTCGATCCCGTTGTTCGAGATCCGCGCGTCGGCCACCTTGCCGGCGATGCCGGCCTCGGTGATCAGGGCCATCAGGTCGGCGTAGTACTCGAACACGCCGCCCTGCGCCGTGAAGAGGATGCGGTGGATGCCCACGCCGGTCGAGGTGCCGTCGTGGGTCAGCTCGCCCGCGAACGGGTCGTCCTGGCTGAACGGGATCGTCCCGGAGGTCATGCCGCCCACGACCGTCTCCCGCACCGGGCACTCCGAGTTGCGGTAGAAGACCGTGTTGAGCAGCTCGCCCAGGGCGAACTGCCGGTACATGTAGTAGTCCGGCAACGCGGTCAGGAGCCGCTGGAACTCCTGGTCCTGGAAGATCTTCGCCTGGGAGATCGGGTCGATGTGCGCGTGGAACCGGCCGTCCGCGTGCTCCGGCACGTTCTGCTGCCAGAAGTGCGAGACCGCGTCGCGGATGTCCGCGAGCGTCGGGATGTCCGACGCGCTGATGTCGTCGACCTTGTTGCCGCCGCCCGAGCGCGTGATGTACGTGCGGTCCACGGCCAGCACGTAGGCGCGGTTCGCGACGCTGGTGGTAGGCGCGCCCAGGGTGAGCACGCCGGGACCGACCTCGTCACCGGGGGTGTCGGGCGTGTACCCGATCACGGTGTTCGTGACCTCGGCGCCGTTGTCGTAAATCGTGATCGTGAGCGGGTTCGAGGACGAGACCGGGTCGAACCGCACCTGGCTCGCGCCCGACACGTTCGGGTTGCGCGCCCGGGTGAAGCCGTTCAGGCGCTTCACCCGGAGGCGGGTCGTGGCCACCGCCGCGCCGTCCGCCACCGTGTGGCCGGAGAGCGCCGCGTTGTACATGCGGTTGCGCACCATGCGGTTCAACGACATCGCCGCCTGGAGCCCGAGCTGATGCGCGTTGCGCAGGAACAGGGACGCGATGGCCGTCATGTCCGAGGGCATGTGCGTGTCGATCGTGTCCGCGTACTGGTTCATCTGCGCGACCCACTGCTCGATCGGGTAGGACTTCGGGGTCGGGTCCTCGCCGGGGCGCAACGCCCGCATGTTCGGCTGCATCAGACCAGGCGCGCTGAAGATCTGGCTGTCGCCGACCCCAGCCTGCCACGGCTGCGGCGTCGCCTCCCCGCGGAACAGGAGCCGCGGGAAGAGGGCGTCGTGGAAGGCGCGCTCCAGGATGTTCTCCTGAACGATCGCGCGAACCTGAGGGCTCTGGAGGATTACGCTGAAATCGGCCATGTCTTCTTCCTCATCCTACGGCGAGGTTCGCCGGCTCGTCGGTTGGTACACTACACGTTCTGACGGACGCTCGCCAAAAGGAACCGGACTCAGAAGCGGTACGAACCGTTCGGGCTCGTGTACCCACGCTCGGCCAGGAGCTTCTGGAATTCCTGCGGCGTGAGCTTCATCGCGTCGATCGCGCCGTTCCCGTTGCCCTTCTCCTGGGCGTTCGGGGTCTTCGGAGCGGTCTTGGGAGCCGGGCCCTCCGCCGTCTTCGTCGGGGCACCGGTGCTCGCCGGGCGCTCCTCCACGGCGAACAGGTACGGCCGGCTCTCGCGCAGGTTGCTGAAGAACTTGGACTCGTCGAAGTTCTTGAGCTGCTCCGCACTCTTGCCACGGACCTCCTGCTGGAGCAGGTGCATCGCGAAGTCCACGTCCTGCACGCCCGACCGCACGGCCGCGATGCGCAGGGCCATCTCGGCCTCCTTCGCGTCGAGGGCGCGCTGGAGCGCGAGGCGCTGCTTCTTCTCGTACGCCTGTGCGCGATTCAGCTTCTTGCGGTCCTCGAGCAGCTTCTGGTTCTGCCGCTCGAGCTTGGCCAGGTACCGCGGATGCTGCTTGCGGGCCGCGTCGCGCTCGGAGCTGGTCTCGACCACCTCCTCCTGCTCGGCGTCCCGACCCGGCCGCTTGGTCCGAGCGTCGCGCGCGGGACGCTCGGTCCGGACCGGGCTGGCGTTGCGCGCCTTCGCCCGCGCCGCGGCGGCCTTCAGGTCCTCGTAGTTCTTGAACCCGAGGGCCCGCGCCTCCGCGTTCAGCTTCTCGAGGGCCTGCTTGCTGCCGCGCTCGCGCTCCTCCTGCTTGATGCGGGCCATCACCGAGGTCGGGATGGTCAGCACCTTCTTCTCGACCGTCCGGGCCTCGGCAGCCGGGGGCTGCTCGATCACGTCCTGGGTGGCCTCGGTCTCTTCGCTCTGTCCGTTCGTCTCGTCGATCTCGGGGGGCATCGTTCGCTTCTCCTGGTCTCCGTCCGGTCTCCGACTGTTGTCCGCCGTCGTTCGCGTGAACGACGAAATCCTATGTCAGCCCCCAGATCGGCGAATCAGGATGCCTTCCTTGCTACCAACCAGCGATCACCCGGCGCATCCGGGTGTGGATCAGACCTGGTTGTCCATCTCCGATGTCAGGTCGACCTCGCTCAGCGGGAAGTACTCGATGATGAAGCCGGTGACGGTGCCCTCGAAGGTGAGGGTCTTGCCGTCGTCCGACAGCTTCGCCACCGTGGCCGACGCGGTCGCGTCGGCGTCGCTCACGGTGCGCGCGCCCTCGGCGCCGGTGCCCCCGGCCGTCACGCGGAGCGTGCGGACAAGGCCGATCGGCGGGAGCGTGGTGCGGTGCTGCCCGAGCGCGCCGACGTTGATCGTCGCCGCCGCGAGCGTGGCCGCCGCCGTGATGTCGACGGCCGCGGCGGCCGTGAGGCCAGTGACCGTGACCTTCAAAAGGCTCAGCATCGAGCCCAGCTTCACCTTGCGGAGCACGTCGGGGACGTTCTGCGGGTTGGCGCGGTCCAGAACGTCCTGGTACGTGTTCTTCTTCGTGGTGGTTCCCATCAGCAGCAGCTCCTTCAGGTGGCGACTTCGCCCATGAACACTTCGACGTTGGTGAGGACCCCCGACACGCGCGTGAGGTCGATGGCCGTGAGGCCGACCGACTCCGAGATCAGGATGAACAGCCCGTCCACCGGCACGGCCTGGGTCGCCCCATCCGAGCTGGTGATGCGGACGCGCACCTTGCCGCCCGTCGCCTTCACGACGAGCACGTTGCAGACGAAGCCGTCGGGGAACTGCACATTCTCGGGCGCGTCGGCGTCCAGCTCGAAGGACTGCACCGACTTGTTCCCGAGCTGAAGCGACTCGGCCAGCGGCGCAACCAGCGACGGAAACGCGGACGGGTTCCCCACGGTGGGCTTCGTCGTATACGTGCCGTCGATCTGGAAGATGTCCGCCATGAACTCTCCGCTGGCCGAATCTGTATCAGATCAGAACGCGCTTGTCTCGTCCCAGGCTACTTGCCGCTCCGCACCGCGAACGGCTGCGGGTCAGGCGCCCTCGGGAGCTGCGGCAGCAGGGCCGCGTCGCCGGGCTTGTGGGGCGGGTTGTACTTCCCGCCCTGCGACTCGTCCTGCGGGTTCTGGATGCCCTTGTCCTGACCGATGTTCCCGGCGTCCGGCTTCATGTGCGTCTCCTCCGGCGGTATCGGCCGCCGGTCCGATGCTCTACTTGCGCAGGCCGCCGAAGGGCGAGTTCGCCCCGGGGCGCTTGCCGCCGTCCAGCGCCAGCCCGGCCGCCGGGTCGCGATACGCCTGGTCGGTCAGGCCGGGCAGGGCGGTGCCAACCGGCACGCCCGTCGTCGGCGAGATCGCGATGGCGCCGTTGAACCCCGCGGACAGGGTGCCCTTCTCGAGGGCGACGGTGCGGACGGAACGGGGCGCGGCCCCGAGGTTGGTCTTCATTTGCCAGCTCCCTTCACGACGAACGGCGGGCCCTCCGTGGAGAGAGCCCGCCGGGGCGGCATCGGCGGCCGGGCGCCCATCGCCGCGGAGAGGTGCATCGTCGACTGGCTGACCCCGTGCGCCGTGGGCGGCGTCTGGATCAGCATCGGCGAGGTCTCGATCTCCGCGACGAAGAGGCCCGACCCGTCCGGCAGCTTGTTCATGAAGGCAGAAGGTACAGTGCCCGGGGTTGGCTGGCAACAGCCTGAAGGTCAGACCACCTGGCCGACGCGGTACAGCCAGCCCGCGAGGCGGTCCGGGTCCTGGACGGCGTCCGCCTCGAAGAGGCGGTCGGCGACGCTCTGCGCGTCCTCCATCGAGATATCGGCGGCGTAGTTCTCGAGCGCCGCCTTGAGCTTCGGCGGGAGGTTGGCCAGGCCCTCCTCCAGGATCTGGGCCTCGGGCTCCTCGAGTTCCGCGTCGGGGTCCTCGAGCACGCTCGCGTCCAGCTCGTCGCACGCGGCCTCGGCGTCCTCGGCGAACTCGCTCATGACCTTGACCAGCTCGTCGAGGCCCGCGCCCGACTCGTTCTCCTCGACCTCCGGGGCGTCGCCGTCCCCGTCGTCGACCATCTCCTCCTCGGCGGGCTCCTCGGGCGCGCCGCCCTTCTTCCCACCGTTCGCGTACGCCGCCAGCTTCTTCGGGTCGATCGGCATCTATGCTCTCCAGTCTAGGCCGGAGGGTACCGGCCGGGTTTGTCTCGCACAACTCTACGTGAGCGGCACCCGCCGACCACGCCACACCCAACCGGGAATGCCCCAACCCGGCATCCAAGGCAAGAGCACAGCGCGATCGTTCGGTCGGTTCGGCGGGTAGGGCCAGGTCTTGCCCGCCAGCCAAGCCGGGCCGTCGGGCGGCATGACGAACGACTCGCCGGGCGCGGCCACCTGGCCGTGCAGCGCGATCGAGTCCTTGCCGACCTTCTTGTCGAGCGGGCGCCCGGTGAAGTCGTCGCCCAGCTCGGTCCAGCGCTGCTTCAAGCCCGGTACCTCGCAGGCCGCCTCCCGGATCGCGTCGGCCTGCGCCGTGTTCACGGCGAACGCGGCCTCGGTGCGCACCGCCCGCACGACGCGCCAGTGCGCACCTTCGACCGCGGCCCGCATGCGCGTCGGCAGCTCCTTGGCCGGCGTCTTGGCCGCGAGCAGTTCGCCGAGCCGGGCGGAGGTCTGGGCCTCGATCTGGGCGCGGACGCTCGCGGCGGTCTTGCGGCGGAGCGCCTCGAGCTGCTCGCGGCGGACTCCGCCCACGCGAGCAGCGCCTCGTGCTCGCGGAGGTACCGGGCGACGGCGGCCCGGCGGCGCCTATCCACGGACCGTCCGGTGCACCCGCGTCGCGAACCGCGTCGGGGCGGGAGGCAGCGCCGGGGGCTTGGCCTTCGGCGGCGCGGGCGGGGGCGGCGGGGAGCCCAGCGCCCAGTTCCAGAGGCGGGCCTTCAGGCCGCACCACGTCGCGCAGACCCACCACGTCCAGAGCAGGAACCACGCGAGCCGGAGCGCGTTGCGGGGCGTCGTACTGAACGCAAGGATCTCCTTCGCCCCGTGGTAGATGTCGACCGCGTCGCCGCGGGGCATCACGGCCGTAGTCGACCCGTTGGGCTCGTCGACCACAAAGGATGCGGTTGACCCGGGCGCGCGCACCTGGCCCGCCTTGTCCCGCTCGGCCAGCGCCCGCGCCACGTAGAACTTCAACCCCGCCATCGGCTACTCCTTGTCGCCCTCGGGCTCGACCTGGCTCGAATCCACACCCTCTTCCCGCGCCTTGTTGTGGATGCGGTCGTGGCAGGCCACGCAGATCGTCACGAGGTTGTTCTTCACGTTCTTGTGGCCCTTCTCGCTCAGCCACTTCGACTCGACGATGCCGCCCTTGTGGTGCACCTCGATGCCGCCGTTCTCGGCCTTGTTGCCCTTCTGGCCGCAGACCTTGCAGGTGTACTCGTCGCGGCGCATCACGCCGAGCACGAGACTCGGGGACAGCCCGCCCTTGCCGTTGGACTTCAGCTCCGACCCGGCGGCGCGGGCCTCCTGGCGGATGAGCTGAAGGGACCGGCGCTCCTCGCGCGAGAGCACGGGCTCGTGGCGCTCGCGGGTGCGGTCGGCGTGCTTGGCCCAGGTCTTGAGTGCCTCGCTCATCCTACTCCCTGAAGATCACGGGCCGGAGACGATCTTCGAGGGGCCGGGGCCGCGGCTGATGTCCACGACCGCCCAGCTCGGGCTCTTGGCCAGGGCCTTCTCCAGCTCCGGCACGCAGCGCTTGCAGGCGTAGGTCGTCGAGACGCGGACGTGCGGGTAGGGCTTCCCGTCCCCGCCCTTGAGCGGGACGATGAGCTTCAGCGCGGCCTCGGGCTTGACAGCGATCAGCGCGTCGAACATCGGGTCGCGCTTCTTCATCTCGTCGAGCGGCACGTACGTGAACGCGCGCAGGAGCAGGCCCTTGTCGGCGTTGCAACCCGCGCACCGGGCGCCGAGCGGAAAGGCGTATTTCGAGTGGTACTCCTCGGGCGTGGAGTTGCCGTTGTCGAACGTCTTGCGGTGGATGACCGCGCTCATGTCTTGGGGCCTCCGAGGCGGAGCATAGCCTACCCGAGGCGGTACCGGTAGACCTCAGACCCGTCGGGCTCCGGCGCGTCGAGCGGGCGGTGCACGGCCTCGACGAAAACCACGAAGCGCCCCGCCTGGTTGAGGCCCTTGACGGTCACGTCAATGAACCCCGTCGCCGCCGACCGGAATCACCGAAGCCACCTGGGCCTCGATCTCGGCCAGCACCCGGTCGGCGCGCTTGATCGCGGCCACGCTCACGGAGATCGAGCTGAGCTTAGGCGCGCTCACCAGTGAAGCTCGGCGAGGTACTCGACCTCGAGCGGGCGCCGCAGGTGGATCAGCATGCGCGTGGTCGGGAGCAGGCCGGTGCCCACCTCGGCGCGGATCTCGCCATCGACCAGGTCCGGGTGGATGCCCAGCTTCGCGGCGATCGTGTCCCGGATGGCCGCGACCATCTGTTGGTTGATGTCCGGCGTGACCTGCACGCGGACGAACTGGGCCAGGCTCTCCTCGAGCTGCGCCTTGATCTCAGCCTTGCGGGCCTCGACCTCGAGCGCGTTGAGCACCCGGTTGGCGGCGGCGAACTCCTCCCAGGCGACGCCGGGCGGGTCGGTGGTCGCGGTTCATCGGCCCAGTCTACAGGATCGGCAGTGGCCCTTCGACCACCCGCACGCCGGGCACGGCGGGCCCTGGCGCAGGGAGAGCACGACCCGGGCAGCGGCCTTGGCCTCCTCGAGCGAGACGCCCTCGACCAGCAGGTAGATCGAGCCATCGAGAGTCTGGTACTCCTCGATCACACCCGCGGCCACGAGCTGTCGGACGCCGAGCAGCTCGTGGCCGAAGTCCTGGGTCAGCTCCAGCAGCGCGTGGGTGCGCCGACCCTCGGCCAGCAGGTGCTCGATGTCGGGGTCCTCATCCACCGGCCAACTTCTTCCGGTGGCGATACACCGAGCGCTGGCTGATGCGAGCGTTGGGGTGCTTCTCGAGCCAGGCAAGCACCCGGGCCTCGTCCCGGCAGCGGTAGCGCTTGGTCGGGGAGCCCTCCTCCATCGCCGCATCGAGAAAGCCCTGGCGCACCCACTCGAGGATGGTGGGGTACCGCACGCCGTAGCGGTGCAACCAATAGTCCAGCGTGCCCCAACCCTCCTTCGGGTCGAGGTAGCGCACGACGCGGTAGGTCAACCCGTCGGTCGCGTCGTGGTAGGGCACGCCGACCCGGAGCGGGCTGCGGGGCGAGTCGGCCGGGATCGCGTACGGGCTGACCGGGTTGCCCTCCCGGTCCGTGAACAGCACCTCGGTCTGGGGCAGATCCCGGCGGTTCATCCAGATCTTCCGCCCCTGGTAGTGCACCAGCGTCGCCATCTAGTCCTCCAGCAAGTGCACGTGCAGGTGCTCGACGTGGCCCGGCACGTTCACCTTGATGCGGTAGCGCTTCATCTTAAACACGTGCGCGACGACGAGCACGTCCTGAAAGAGCCGGCCCAGCATGCTCGGGCTCGCGGCCAGGTCGGAGAGGTCCTTCAGGTGCAGCTTCGGGATGACGAGCAGGTGGCGCCGCGCCTCGGGGCTCCGGGAGGGCAGCACCCCCACGTCGTCGAGGGAGAGCACCAGCGGGGAGCCGCCCGAGTCGATCAGGCGGCAGAACTCGCAGTCCATCATGGCCGCCGGCGGACCCGACTCCACTCGTCGAGGTAGGCAGGGCCGGGGAAGGGCGCGCCGCAGTCGCGGCAGGGCACGTGCCCGGTCCAGTCGTGGGCGCCCAGCCAGCAGAACAGGCGGAGGAACCAGCGCGACAGGCGCCTCATCAGCCGGCCTTGATGTTCGGGGCCGCACTGGCCGCCATCCGGTTCATCATCTGCACCTCGAGCGCGTCGCTCATCTCGGCCTGCATCTTCCTGATCTTCTCGAGCAGCGCCTGGGTGTCCTCGACCTGGAAGTACTCCGCGATGAACTGCACGGCCGTCTCGTCGTCGATCAGGCCGCCGGTCTTGGCCAGGGTCGCGGTCTGCACGGCCTTCAGCGCGTCGTCGAGGGAGGGCTGGAAGTAGCCGGGCCACTTCAGAGTCACCAGGCTCGAGGGCCCGAGCCGGCGCTCGACGAACGTGGCCCGGCCGGTGCCGTCCTCCTTCACGGCCCGGCGCGGGAGCTGGAGCGTCGAGCGCACCAGCCGGGTGCCGGCCTCGTCGCGCTCGATGCGGGGCACGCTGACCTTGCGGGCGGCCTTGACCATCAGGATCAAGAGCTGCTTCGCCCCGCGCTCGCCGTACTGCTCGCGGAGCAGGTCGCACTTCTCGAGCATGCTCGAGTAGTCGCGCTCGATCTCGACGACGCTCTTGGCCCCGCCCGTCTTGTTCGTGTCCAGGTAGCAGCGCACCACCCGGAGCACGTACTCCTCGAGCTTCTCGACCAGGTCCATCGCGGCCTTCGGGCCCGAGCCGGTCATCTCCATGTAGGAGGCCGTACCGCCCTTCTCGACCTTGATCGCATTGTCCGACCCCTTCATGACCTCGTCCATGTCGGCGTCGGTCGTGATCACGGTGGTCGGGTCGCAGTTGGCGAGCGTGCCCTTGTGGGCCTGCGCGATGAGCTGGTCGATCGCCTCGATCATGTCGAAGGCGCCGTGGGCGTCGGGGTCGCCGTCCACGCTGTCGGCCACGGGCAGGTTCTGAATCCAGACGGCGGGGCAAAACCCGAAGCCGTGCTCGACCTGCACGTGCTTCCAGGCGTCCCAGTCCGGCTCGGTGCCGTCGCCGACGGGGACCTTCGGCCAGACGGTGTCGGTCTGGTCGTCGATCACGCGGCGAAACCAGAACCACGCCTCGACCCACTCGCCCTTGGGGCCGCGGGTCTGGTCGGGGAAGGTGTACCGGATCTCGAGCCTGGCGAGCTTCTGGGTCTGTCGGTTCTCGAAGATCGGGTAGCACCAGCGCGGGTCGTGAGTCTCGACCACGGGCACGCCGTCCTCGAACTTGAAGCTCATGCCCACGCTGCCCATCGCGCCGCCATAGGTGCGGGCCTGGATCATCTGGGGCCACAGGCGGCTGGCCTCGGCGAGGGCGCGGGCGAAGTCCTCGGTGTCGGGGTCGCCCTCGACCACGATCTGCGGGTGCCGCCGATTCGAGAACAGCAGGCTCGTGAACCGGTCGACGATCACCCGCCCGAGGTAGTACGGCGCGGTGGGCCGGCGAAACTTCAGCGGTAAGCTTTGCCCGGCGTCGTAGAAGCCCGGCGGGATGAACCCGGCCGAGGCGACGTACTCGTGCTCGGTCTTCGAGAGCTGAGCGCGGCCCGACCAGTCCACCTTGCGGCCCGCGTAGTTCTGGCAGGCGTAGTAGCTCCAGAGTTGCTGGAGCTCTTCCTGTCGCGGAGACAGGGGCGGGCCCATGCTCATGCCCATGCCATCCTCCGAGACGCTCATCGCCATCGCCCCACCCGCTCCGGGCCTATTCGCCGTGCCGCTACTCATGGGCGGACTCTATGAAAATGTCGGCGCACTCGCAGTCGTTCTCGTTCATCGCAGCACCTCGCTCGCCACCCCGGTAATCGCCCAGCACCCGTCCAGCAGCCACACCAGCCCGCCCAGGCAGGCGAGCCCGACCGCGCCCTCGACCGCGTCCCAGAGCCGGGCCCACGGATCGGGCGGGCTCCGGGGGCGGCGGGGGCGTAGCGGTAGTGCAGCGGCTCCTTCATCGGACGGTGGTGTTGAGGCGGCCGAACTGGATCTTCGGCTTCGCCATGCGGGCGCCCTCGCGAGCAAACCAGGACGACATCAGGCGGTCGCCCGGGTGCCCGGCGGGATCGTAGTAGAGCAGCTCGTTGACCCAGGCGTCAAGGTCGGGACTGGCGGCCCGGTAGCGCCCGTTGATCTCCACGGACGGGATGATCCACTTCCCGTTGGCCAGCTCGGTCGCCAGGCCCTCGATGCCGAACTCGGCGTGGCTGATGGCCCGGCCGGTGGTCGTGAAGGACTTCACGGGCACGGCGCTCATCTCCTTGGTGAAGTCGACGATGAACTGCTGGGCGGCGTTGTTCTCGACGATCACGATGGAGCCGTACCGGTTGTGGGTGTCGACCAGGCGGCGGACGATGTCGGGCCCCGCCCAGCGCCCGGCCTGAATATCGAGCACCTGGCGGTCACCGTTCGGGGCCACGGCGATCGTGAAGATGCTCGTGAGGTCGGAGCCGGCCTTCACCCGCACGCCGAGGTCCACGCCCGTGTAGGTCTTGTAGCCGTCGGGCACGCGCTCGAGGGCGTGGATCAGGGTCTTGCCCAGGCCCCGCTTGAGACACTGGTCGATCCACTCCTTCTTGAACCGGGCGTCCTCGTCGGAGCGGGCGATGCACAGGAACTGGCGGCTGAACTCGAGGGGCCCGAGCGCCTCGCGCTTCTGGGCGATGCGGTCGTCGGGCCAGCGGTCCGGCCAACGGCTCTTGCCGTCACCGTCGACCACCGGGTAGCGCACGGCCACCCAGCCCGGGTTCTTGGCGAACCGGTGCATGATGTCCTCGCGGTGCCAGGCGGTGCCAATACACAACACACGGGAGCGCCGGGTCAGGCGGCCCTCGAGCGTGGCGTGGTACCAGGCCCACAGGTCCTCGCGCTGGGTCGGGGAGACTGTGTTCTCGTAGTCGAGCAGGTCGTCCATGATCAGCAGGTCGATGCGGGAGCCGAGGATGTTGCCGTGGATGCCGAGGGTCTGGACCGACGGGTCCTTCGCCTTGGTCTCGCGCTGCACGTAGAGCTGGTTCTGGTTCCAGGGCAGGCCGCGGGCCTTCTTCAGGTGCGGGAAGACCTCGTGCAGCTCCTCGGACTGCTCGATGTACTTCGCGATCATCATGCAGATCTTCTGGGCCTGGCCGCCCGTGTTGCTGCACACGACCACGCGGAGGTTGGGGTTCTTGCCCAGCTCGAACAGCACACGGCCGATCGACATCTGGGTGGTCTTGCCCGCCTCGACGTGCGACCAGATGAGCAGCCGGCTCACGTCACCCGAGAACAGCCAGTTCCACTCCTGGTGGATGGGGCTCTGGAGGATCGGCTTGCCGGTCTCCTCGTCCTTCAGGACGTAGGTCATGAAGGCGTTGGGGTACTGCCGGGCGAGCTTGAGGTGGGCCTCCTTCGCCGACGCGAGTCGGGAGCGGACGGCCGCGGGCGCCATCAGCAGCCGGCTCTCGTCGAGCTGCATGCTCATGACGACTGCTCGAGGGCGAGCCCGCCGGTGATCACCCGGAGCCCGCCGTTGGCCACGTTCTTGGCGTCGACCAGCGCCTGCTCGGCGGCGCGGATGCGCAGCTCAGCTTCCTCCAGGGTGATGTCTTCCTTGCCCGTGGTGATCCCGATGATCTCGTTGGGCTGCCCGAGGTGCAGGCGCTCCATCTGCATCGCCAGGTGGGCGGCGGCGTTCAGCCGACCCGTGATGTCGGCGATGCGCCCGAGCATGTAGATCGCCTGGCTCATGGGCAGCCGGTACGGGTTGGGGATGGTCTTGGTCGGGTCGTGCGGATCGGGAATGGTGTCCGGCTTCTTGGCCTCCTCGTCGATGTGCTTCTTGAGCGACATCGCCAGAGTCTTGCCGGCGGTGATGCAGGTGCCGACCACGACCATCGCTTGAAGGCAGGACTGCCGGGCCATCGTCACGAGCTGGCCCTCCTGCTTGCGAGCTTCGATCGCCTGCTTCCGGGCCTCCTCCCGCTCCTTCTCGGCCATCGCCGTCTTGGCGGCAGCTTCCGCCAGGAGCTTCGCCCGGGCCGCCTGCTGCTCCTCCCGGAAGATGTCCTGCACAGACACCCCGTTCCGGAAGTTCGGCCAGCCCTTCTCCCAGGCTCTCTCGGCGAGCTTCCGCCCACACTGGGCCGCGCGGCGGGCGTGTTCGATGTTACCTGGACTTTCCCGGAAAGCTTGGACCAGGCGATCGAAGACTTCGTCAGTGATTACGGCACGGGGCATGGTCGAGGCAAAGGCTAAGGGAAAGCGCAACCGGGAGGCAACCCGTTGCCTTAGATTGTTCCTTCGAGCGGGTCGGGAGGGCGGACTGACACTCCGTCCCTTGGGAGCACTCCCTACCGGCGGCTGAAGCTTGTGCTTCGGGAGCGGATCTTGGACGGGGTCGGAAACGGCGGGAGCGGGTCAGTGCATCTTGGCCAGCTCGAGGTGGATGACCAGGTCTTCCTCCCAGTAGCTGCTGCGCTCCACCCGTTGGATGCACGTCCCGGCTCGGCAGAGCGGGCAATATTTCGGCGCAGCTTCGTCACGGGTCCAGACGTACTGGATCACCCCGTACTTGGAGCTGTAGTAGCTGAGCACCGTGTCGCCGGGCATGGGCGCGTCGTCCTGGTCGTCTTGGCTCACCCGGGCGAGTGTAGCCGTAGACGGCCGGGTCGATCGGCAGCGTGGCCCGCTCGTCGAACAGCAGCCCGCCCTCCTCGCCCGGCTTGGCGTCGTTGAACGCCCGCACGGGGCCGCCACGGGCCTCCGCGGGGCTCCCAGGGCCATGCCTCACTTCGACTCCCCGCCAATGTTCGCCAGATGGATCATGTCGGCCTTCGCGAGCTCCAGGGCGCCGAGCCGGTGGACGAAGTCCACGTTACCGGAGAACTTCGTCGCCCACCCGCACCCCATCGGATGCGTGGGGCTGTGGCGCACGACCACCACCGCAGCGTCGATGTGCCCGGCGCGCACTCCGGCGAGGGTCTCCTCCAGGAGCTCCACGAGGATTCGCCGGTGTTGCTCGTGCGGGTCGGGCGCGGCCTCTCCACCGGGGAGCACGCGGAGCATCGGGAGCACCCGCGCGGGCTCCGGCTCCACGGGCGGCGGAGGCACGGCGGGACGCGCTTCCCATCCCGCGGGCGTGGCCTCCACGACCACCGGCACGAGCGGACCCGCTTCAAACACCTCCGACACGCGCACCTCGGCCTCGGCGCGTTCCTTCGCGGCCTTCTCCCGCTGCTGCCGGTGCGAGCAGGTGTTGGGGCAGGTGCTCCCGCCCATGCGCTTGCAGCCAGGGCACCGGGGGTACGGGGCCTTCTCGGGGGGCACCCGAACGGTCGGGCGTTGGGAGGGAGTGCTCACGGCGGGAGGGGTGCTCAAACGGGGCTTCTCGGGGGTGTCCACGCGAGGGGTCGCAGGGGTGCTCAAACGGGGCGCGGGAGGCGCCGCGGGTTCCGGTGCCGCAGGGGGAGAAGGGCGCGCGGTCGGGAGTGCTTCGGGCGTTGCGGTGGGTTCACCGGACGGGAGCGCGCCTCCGCGCTGGTGGGTGCGATAGCCCTCCGCCCACGCCTTCCCGATGGCGGTGAAGTCCGGGAAGGGGTTGTCGGTGATCGGCCTCCCCTCGGCGGAGGCCAAGTACCCGCGGCGCGCTTCGCGGAGCTCCGCCGCGATCACCTCGGGGCTCCGTCCGGTACCCTTGTCGTTGCTCCTACCCTTCACGCTCTCGCTCCTCTCGCCGCACGCCTTGCCGGGTGGCGCACGCTACAACACGGCCTCCGCCAGAGCCAGGGTCATCATGCTACGCGCACCTCCCCGCCATCCACCCGGAGACGCAGGGCCGTCATGCACCCGGCCACCTCCGCGAAGATCGCCTGCTCCGCCATCGTGGCGAACATCGTCGCGAGGAGGGGGCAGTGGCCGGAGTCGGCGAGGGCCTTCATGGTCTCCACCTGGGCCTCCGGCGTGAGGTGCGAACCGGCCCACAGCCACTCGACCACCGGGCGGAGCTCCCAGGCGCCGCTCACCTCCGGCGGGATCGCGGAAGCGGTGGTGAGCACCCGCGGCACCTCCACCGGCCGCGCCTGGGCGTCCCCGATGCCCTGCCGCACCGCCGGGCCGGGCGCCTGGCCGGAGCCCTCGTACGCCGCCCCCACGCGCTCCTGGTACGCCTGCCGCCCCCCAGGCTCCTCCACACGGAGGTCCGGCACAGAGCGGAGGCGGTCCGTGTCGAGGGCCGCGAGCACCTCCATGGCGTCCACGTAGGTGAGCCCCTGGATGATGAGGGAGCTCGGGTTCCCAGGCCCACCGGCCAGAAGCTCCACACGGAGCACACGCCCCAGCACGTTCGCCTTCCCACTGAATCCATCCACTTCCAGCATCACGTCACGTCACTCCTTAGCCGGAGGCTTGCCGCCACCCGTTCCGGGTTCCGCCAGGTGATCCGCCAGGTCAGCGGAGTCTACGGCGCGTGGGGGGTGCCCGCCTTCGGGCCCTGGAAGTGCGCGGTGGAGCCTCACCCCCTGCGCCGCGAGTTCGACGAAGAGGCGGTCGATGGACGATGGGGCCGAGGGGCCGCCGACGGCGCGTCGGTAGGCCTTGAGGTGTCGTTCCAGGAGAAGCACGCGGGGGGCGGGAGAGTGGCGGTCGCGCGGAGGGGCGGGGGCAACGGCCGTGGTGCCAGGTCGAGCTGGACGCACCTCTGCCAACGGTAGAGGTGCGAACCGTGGTGCAAACCTAGCAAAGCGCCCATGCGGTGTCGATAGCGTGTCGTCAGGGATTCCGCTGCGGTGGCCGGTGGAAATGCTCCGCGCCGCCGAGGCCGAGGAGCGGGGGCGTTCGACGCGCTCGTCGCCCTCGTGGGGGGATGGCGTGCGGTCAAACGTGGACAGGGCGGACGCGCTGCGGACCACGGTGCGGGCGTACCTCGCCGAGCTGGTCGCCGCCGTGTCGCCCCGGGCGTAGCCCTACCGCCGCGCCGACGGCGCGGTCGACTCCCACGCCACCACCGCCGCCTCCTCTGCCGCCGTGGCCCATGCGAGCTGGCCATCGGCGGAGTACGCCGCGGCCCACCGCTTCCACCGCTCCGCCGGGACAAACCGCTCGGCCACCCACGACGCCGCGAGGGCGAGGCGGAGGGGGCGGAGGTCGGCGGGGGCGCGAGCGGCGTCGAGGAGCTTGCGGAGGTCGTAGGACCGCGAGCGTACTGTGAAGCCTTCGGTCCCCCGGAGCCACACCAGCACGGCGAGAGGGAGCGCGGCCTCGAGGCCGCAGGCATCGATGCGCGCGAGGCGCTGGCCCGCGGGGTCGAAGGCCCGGCCGACGCCGCTCCGCCCCGAGAGTTGGAGGGTGAAGTCCTCGGGCCGGAGGGAGGACTGGACGCGGGGGCGCTCGTAGTCGATCGCCTTGGCGCCGACCGCGTCGAGGGCGAAGGTGCGCAGCTCGTAGACGGTGCAGCGGAGGCGGGTGACGGCGGAGTCCTCGGCGGGCGCGAGGGCGGGGCGCGGGGCGCGGGTGGCCGAGGGCTTCCCGGGGTCGTCGGGGCGACGTAGACGGCGGCGTGGGATGAGCGGTGGAGGGTCACTCAGGGGGTCTCCATGTCGGGTTCTGCTCTCACCGAGAGCGCGTGGAGCGCACGGAAGCACGGAATTGGGCGGTGTGTCCACGCCGGGCCGAGCATGGGTGCCCACGGAGGGGCGGGGGCTGCGCCGCGGGTGGGTGCCGGTCGTCGCGCGTCACGCACCCGAGCAGTCGCACGAGGGCGCCGCGGCGGTTCGGATCACGGCGCGGGCGCCGTAGCCCCCGCGCCGCTGGGAGACGCGCCACGCGACGGGTGCGGCGGGGCCGTCGTCGACGCCCAGGAACGCGGCCACCTCGTCGCGCAGGCCCTTGAGCGACGCGGCGAGGTTGTCGGTGTCGAGGAGCCGGGGGCCGCTGCGCTCGAGCGATACCTCCCACGCGGGGCCGGGCGGCGGGGTGGTGGTGCGGAGTGCGTCGCCGGCGATGCGGCGCTCGCGCGCGCGGCGCTTGCCTGTCTCGCGGCGGTGGCAGCGGCTGTTCGGGGTGCAGTCGAGGCGCAGGCCCGGCGCGTCGAGCGTGACCACGTCGCCGTCGCGGACGGCCGTCGCGGTCGCCAGGGTGCCGCGGCGCTGGGCGCGGGCGAAGTGCGGCACGAGGTGTGGGTTGCGCTTCAAGAGCTCCGCGCGCTGCGCGGGGGTGAGCGCTTCGAGCACGGTGGCGAGCGCGGTAGTGCGCGAGCTCATTCGGCGTCGCCTCCAGGCGCGGACTCGCCCGTGAACTTCGTATACAACCGGTGGAACACCACGCGCTCGAAGCCGGTGGGCCCGCTCCGCTGCGCCGCGACGATGACCTCCGCGTCGCTCACCGGGGCCTCGTCGGTCGCGTCGTCGCTGTGGATGAAGATGACGGCGTTGGCGTCCTGCTCGATCGCCCCCGACTCGCGCAGGTGCGACAGGCGCGGCCGCTGGCCGTCCGCCGCGCGGTTGAGCTGCGAGAGGGCGAGCACCGGGCACCCGAGCTCCCCCGCCAGCGCTTTGGCCCCGCGCGAGAGCTGCGAGACCTCCTCCTCCCGCGTCCCGCCCTTGCGCCGCTCGGGCGCGGTCATCAGCTGGAGGTAGTCCAGCACGATGAGGCCGAGGTCGCCCTCGCGCGCCTTCACCCGCCGCGCGAGGGCGCGCACATCAGCCAGAGACGCCCCGGCCTTGTCGAGGACCTCGAGGCGCATCCGCTCGATGCGCCGGGTGGCGCCGATCACCCGGGCGTACTCGTCCTCCGTGAAGAGGCGGCGGCGCAACGTCGCCTGCCCGTCGACCTCGCCGAGGATTGCGAGGGCGCGCGCGGCCACCTCCCGCTTCGTCATCTCGCAGGACACGAAGACCACGGGGCGCCCGCAGTCGCCCGCGACGTAGAGCGCCTGCTGCAGCGCGAGCGCGCTCTTGCCCTTCTTCGGGCGCGCCGCCAGCACGACGAGGTTCCCAGGGGCGAGGCGCCCGAAGCGGCGCAGGCCCGGCACGCACCACTCGACGCCCACCTCGAGGCCACCGTCCTCGAGCAAAAGCTCCGTGACAGCCGAGTCGAGCGAGGCCCCGGCCACCACCCGCGCCTCCCCCGCCTGGGACACCGCCGCGCGCGCGAGGTCGACGGCCTCGTCCACCGGACGCGCGAGGTCCATGGCCAACCGCTTCGCCGCGTCGCAGGCGGCCACCACCGCGCGGCGCCGCGCGAGCTCGGCCACCGTCCGCACCGCGCTCGCGGCGGACACCGGCGTGAGGGGGAACCCGCAGCCGTCAAGAGCGTCCTGGCAGTTGGTGACCGCCTGCATGCCCCCGACCGCGTTCAGGACGTTGCGCTCGACGAGCGCGTCGCGGAGGTCGACGAGGTCGAGCTCCCCACGCCGCCGGATCGAAGCGACGAGCGCCCCGAACATCGCCGCGTGCGCGGGCACGCTAAAGTCATCCTCCGCGAGGCGCTCGGCGACGAGCTCCGCCTCCTCCGGGCGCAACTGCAACCACCCGATCACCATCCGCTCGGCCAGCTCGTCACTCAGCATGGGTGGCCTCCCTGGCCTTCGCCGCGGCGAGCGCGGCCTTCATCGACGCGGCCTGCGCGCGCTGCCGGTCGCGGGCCTCTGGGGTGGTGGGGTCTTCGAACTTCAAGGCGTCGACGGGTGGGGTGGCCGCCGGACGCGTCGCCCTCGCGCAGCGCTCGCACCCCTGCGCCTCGTCGTAGAGGGACAGGAGCGTCGACCAGGACCCGTCGCGCCCCCGCAAGTGCGACAGCGCGGGCTTCCAGCCGTCCTTGAGGTGCCCCGCGCGGACGTGGGCCGCGAGGCGCCGTACGCCAGGCAGCGACCAAGGGGGGGTGACGCCCGCGAGGGCCCGGTCGAGCTCCACCTCGATCGCCCCGGTGATGGACAGGCGCAGGCCAGCTCCGCGCAGCTCAGCGAGCACGTCCCCGGCGCCGACGACGCCCGCGGGGCGCTCGACGGTGGGGAGCCGCAGGGGCGCGGCGGAGGTTGACGCCGTGGGGTTGACGCTCGCGGTGTCAGGGTTGACGCCGTTCGCGGTGTCAGGGTTGACGCCGCGGGCGCGCGCGCCTTCCGTGCTTCTCTCTTCGTTCTTTTCAGAGAGGGGAGGTGCGGAGGGGAGAGGCGGGTTGACGCCGTGGTTGACGCCGTTGGCGGCGTCAACCACGGGCAGGGTTGACACCGTGCCGGCTCCGGGTTGACGCCGGCCGAACCGCCCCCGGTTGACGCCGTGGGTGCGGCCCGCGAGGTCGAGCACCCACGACCGGTCGCGGCCCTCGCGCTCGAGGAACCGCTCGCCCGCGGCGGAGTCGAGCCACGCCACCCGCGCCGCGGTGGTGTCGATCCCCGCCTTGGACCACAGCGCGCCGAGGCGTTTGGCGACTGCGCGGTCGTCGGTGCGGCGCAGGGCCGGCGCGGGGACCGAGGGGACGCCAGCGTTCCGCGGGGCGGCGCCCACGGTCGAGGGCGAGCCGTCCGGGGCCAAGAGGACGAGCCGCCCGTCCTCGACGCCCACCACGCCCAGGTCGAGCAAGCGGTCGAGGTGTGCGCCGGCTCCGGCCGCGAGCGCGTCGAGGACGGGCGCAGCGTCCTCACCGCACCGCGCGACGCCGCCGTTCACCGCCAGCTCGTAGAGCGCGAGCCGGGCTTCGGCGGGCAGCGCGCGCACGCCGCCGTCGAGGGAGAGCCACAGGGGTACGCGGGCGAAGAGCTCGCTCATCGGCCGCCCACGATCTCCTCGGAGAGCACACAGCATGCCGCGAGGACGACGTCCATGGTGTCGGTGTCGACCGGCTCCCTGCGGGAGACCTGGCGCTGCGCGCGCAGGCGGAGGTTGAGCCGCGCCAGGGGGAGCCCCTCGGCGGCGCGCTGCAGGGCGTCGAGGCGCCTCCGGACGTCGTCGACGTGGAGCGCGAGTTCCGGGATCATCGCCAGCCTCCTGCCCGCGCGGCGAGGTGCCGGGCGAGCGCTACGACGCCCTGAGGCAGGTGCTCGACCCACGCGGGGGCCGTCGCCTCGTGCGCGAAGTCCCACGCCGCGAGCGCCAACACCCACGGCGCGCAGGGGAGCTTCGGCGACGCGATCACCGCGCGCCAGAGGTCGAGCCAGGGGCCGGAGGCGGCCTGGCGACCGCGCGCGAGGTCCACCTCCTCGAGGAGGTCGACGGGGTAGCGGACGTGCCCGCCACCCTCCGGCACGGCCCCGGCCCTGCGCACCCGGTAGAGCGTCGCGGTTGGGCAGGCGCCCGCCCGGCGCGCCCACTCGCACAGGCGAAGCGTGCGCCGGTCGCGCACGGTGAGGAGCGCCTCCACCGCGTCCTGCTCGACCACGAGCTTGCGGTAGTGGGCGCTCTTGCGCGGGTGCTGCCTTACTGGCGCCGCGGGATGCGGCCGCATCCCGCACTCGGCGAGGAGCCGATACAGGGTGTCATGACAGACACCCACCGCGCGGCACGCCGCGGCGACGGGCGTGCGCCCCTGCGACTGGGACGGGAGCCCGAGGTCACGCGCTCGCTGGTAGATGGCCGTCTCGGAGCGGCGGAGCTTCCGCGTGAGGGTGCGGGCGCCGTCCTCGCCCCAGCGGGCACGGAGGATCATGTCGTCGGCGGCGGTCCACCGACGCCAGGTGCGGCGCTGCCGGTGGCGGCGGGGGGGCGATCCGTCAGCCACGGGCGTCCTCCCGCCCGACGAGCGCGTCGAGCTCGCGGGCGAAGCGCCCGAGCATGAGCCGGTGGAGGTTGAGGAGGCCGTAGCAGGTGGAGAGCGACGGGAGCCGACCGTCCGTGGCGCCCTCGGTGCCGAGGCTGTCCACCACGCGCTTGAGGAGCTCTTCCGTGGCGTCGAGGCGCTCCTGGACAGCTGCGGGGCGCGAGGCCGAAATGCCCCAGAAGACACAGGCGTCTGCGAAAGTGAGCGGCGACCCC